ATGGCGATAGAATATAACTTCGACAGCATACGGATCATCCGGCTTTCCCTCCGCATGAACCAGGCCGAGTTTGGCCGTCTGGTGGGCGTGTCCCGCCAGGATATCCGTCTGTGGGAGGAGGGCCACGCGCCTACAATCCGCAACCTGACAAAGATCGCACGGGCGTGCAAGTTTGACTCCCTCGATATTTTTTTTCATAATACCAAGCATTACGGTAATATGAATAACGACCTTTCTCATGTTTCTAATGATACCAGAGAGGACTCCCAATGATAACCAATTTCTCTTGGAGGGAATTGTATGACCGAGGAACAGGCAGCCGAGAAGATCGACGAGATCATCGCTGACTTCATAGCATGCTATGGCACCAAGAAGGCGGCGGCCATTCGTCTGGGATCCGACGAGGGGGATTTCAACCGCAAGATATCGGACCCGAAGGCGGGATGGAAGCGCTTCGAGTTGGCAAAGATGATGGCGGACAGCGGGTACACGCTGGTGAGAAACGACGTATACAGAGCCGTCGTGGTCATGTCGGGCATCGGCCAGAAAGCAATCGCACAGGAGGTAGACGAGCTATGAATCCCGTCATCCAAGAGAAGGATGTTCGAGATCTTAAAACGACTGGCAAGTACCAAGCGGGGCTCAAGGCACGCATAGACGCGCTCGAAGATTATGCCAGCAGCACCCGGTACAAGAAAGGATTAAAGAGGGCACGAACGTAGCCCAATACATACTAAGGAGGGTACCATGAATCTTCGCGTTTTACACACAGGAGACCTTCACTTTACGGACAACAACAAAACAAGTCTCCTCGACGACATCGTCAAATGCACAGACCACCTTATTGACACAGCCGAAAAAACACGCCCCGACGCAATCGTCATTGCCGGGGACGTCTATGACGAGGCGGTGGTGTTCGGCTCATCGGCCTCGCTGGTAGCTGCCATGTTCATTCAAGCATGCGCCGATATCGCGCCGGTTCTCATCATCCGTGGCACGTCCACTCATGACGCGCCGGGCAGCGTCGGCCTCCTGGGTGAACTGGCCGGCTCGTTTCCCATCTACACCACCGACTGGCCGCGCCAGGTAGGGTTGCTGAATGATGGACGCTTCAGCACGATCGTCGACGGCACCAGGCCAAGGGTACTTGTTTCCTGCCTGCCAACGGTCACCAAAGCGAACGTGGTTGCGGCCAGCCTTGGCACCATACAGGACAGCAGCATGGACACGGCTTCTCTGATCCGTGAGATGTTCCAGGGGTGGGCAATCGTCAACCAGGTTATGCGGGAGGCAGGCATCCCGACCATCCTCGTTGGCCACCTGACGGTGACCGGCTCGCAGCTCTCCACCGGCCAGGTCATGACCGGCCGTGACCTGGAACTCACAACCGGTGATCTGAAGCTTGCCGGATGCGACGCATACATGCTCGGCCACATCCACAAGCAGCAGTCCTGGGACACCATTTACTATTGCGGAAGCATCACGCGGCTCAACCACGGCGAGACGGAAGCCAAAGGATTCTACATCCATGACATTCACGACAGCGTGGTTGAGTCCCGCTTTTATGAGACGCCGGCGAGGGTGATGAAAACTAAACGGATAGTGGGATTGCCGACCGTCGACACGGTAGGTGACGTGCAACAAGGAGAACTCGTCCGAATCGTTTACGAGGTAGCAGAAGAGGACCTCCACAAAGTGGACGAAGAGGGGATCCGGGAAGCGGCATTAGCCAGGGGTGCCGCGGACGTCAAAATTGAGAAGGTAATTATCCCAAAGATTCGCGTCAGGGCCGAAGGAATCAGCCGGACGGCTACGCTGGAGGAAAAACTCATGCGATGGGCCGAGACGACTGGCGCTGAGATCACCCGAGAAATTGTTGAGAAGCTGGCACTTCTAGAGACCAACGAGGTCGAGGACATCCTGAAACAGGCATACGCAAACATGGAGGGAAGCTATGAGACCGAGATCGCTGCGGCTTAAGGGGTTTTTGGGAATCAAGGCGGGCCTGGGTGTTGACGACATCACTATCGACCTGTCGAACCTGCCACCGGGGATTGTGGTGCTGTCCGGCCCCAACGGTTCCGGCAAGTCCACCATCATTGATTCACTCACACCGTACCGCCTCATGCCATACAGGGCAGGGGCCACGTACAGCCCGGCGGCTTTTTCCTATTACGATCAGTGTTACGGCGACGCCGTCAAGGACTTCGAATTCGAGATCGACGGGCAGCTCTACCGGTCGCTCATCGTAATCGACGTGGACGCAAGGAAGCAGGAAGCCTACCTGTACCGGAAGGAGGGTGAAGGCTGGGTGACCATGCCCGGAATTGACGGCAAGGTCAATTTTTACGACAGGGCCGTCGAGGACCTCGTAGGCAGCCCCCAGCTCTTCTTCACCAGCATTTTCCGGTGCCAGAACGCCCGAGCTCTTGCGGAGTATAGCAAGGGAGACATCAAGGCGCTCTTCGTTGAACTGCTCACCATCGACCACCTGAAACTGATCTCCGAGAAGGCCCGGCGGATCAAGCAGGAGCTGACCGGCAGGGCAGAGACATTGCTGTTCGAGCGCAAGCGGCTGTCCGACAGCGTCGGGACGAAACCGGAGAAGGTAAGGATGGTGGACGAATCAAAAGAAACGATTGCCCGGGCAATCCAGCGTATCGACATGCTCACGGCCGAGGCAGCAGTCATACAGGACGAAATCAATGAATGCGACGCAACACTGATTGTGTATCTCAAAGCGCAGCAGGAACAGGCGGCGCTGAAAAAGCTGGCCCAGGACAAGCTGGACAAGGCAAACGAAGTGAGGCAGCAACGGGATCGGCGAATAAGGGAGTATAAAGGGAAAAAGCTTGTCCTGGTGGATAAGAGGGAAAAGGCCACCGTGCTGGTCGCAGCATTGCCGGAATTGCAAAAAAAGGTGGAGAAAAGGTCAGAACTCGAATCAACAGGCAGGCGCCTGCGGGAAATAATAGAGGAGATCGAGGACAGGCACGACACGTTGCTCGCTGCTCTGTCACTCTTCATGTCCATGCAAACGGACATAGCGGAGAAGGAAAAGGCCCTCCAGGGCATGAGGATGAAGCAAGATTTTGCCATCAAGCAGGCCGAGAGGAACCTCGAAGAGGCGAGGAAAGGCGCGGCTGGGCTTGACACCGTACCATGTTCCCTCGACATGGCCCAGCAGTGCCGGTTTGTTGCTGACGCGGTAAAAGCCAAAGAAATGATCCCGGAATTGAAAGAGGCCCTTGCAGCAGCACAGACAACCGACAGCGGTGATTCGGCATTGATCTCCGAAATTGAGGAGTTGCGGGTATTCTTGAGCGACCAGGAGTCGGTCCGTGCCGACGTTGCCAGGGTCAAAAACCAGCTCAACGACGCCCGGCATAAACTGTGGCGCACAGACGAGGCGGTCACGAAGTTGGCACACTCGGCGGATGCCCTTGCGCGGGCAGAGTTTGCCGAAGCTTCGTTACCTGATATAGCGGAGCAGCTGGCTGATTTGTCTGCAGAAAAAGAGGCAGCCCTTGCTGGCCTGACCGCGCAGATTCTGGACATTGAAAACGAAGCCTCCGACATGTTTGCCCGGGCCAACAGCCTTCCCTCCAACCAGGAGACAAAAAGGCGGAGAACCGCCCTTGCGGCTGATCTCGAACGGATACAGAAAGAGATCGAGGCCACCGCCTCCCGTGAACGCCGGGCGCGGGAAACGCTCGGGGCAGCGCAGGAAGCAGTGCGATCCGTTGAGAAGGCAGAAGAGGAACTGGCCGGCGTCTCGGCGCGCACAACTTTCCTCAACAACGAGATATCCCAGTGGGCCACCCTGGAGAAGGCCTTCGGCGACAATGGCATCGTGGCGCTCACCATAGATGATGCAGGGCCTCAGATCTCCTCGCTGGCCAACCAGTTGCTCCAGGTGTTCGGCGGCAGGTTTACCGTCCGCATAGATACCCAGGCATCAAAGGCGGGCGGGAAAGGGGAGAAGGAGGTCTTTCAGATCACCATCATCGACGGCGAGACGAACGAAACCAAGAACATCCTGAAGCTGAGCGGCGGAGAGAGGGTGTGGTGCGAGGCGGCGCTCACGAAGGCAATCTGTCTGTACAACTCTCTCTCCAGCGGGAGGCGTTTCGACACCCTGTTCGTCGACGAGGCCGACGGTCCCCTCGACAGCCAGAAGAAGGTCGAATTCTGGCAGATGAAGAAGAAAGTGCTGGAGTTGGGCGGGTACAGGTCTGAAATAACCATCACCCAGACACCGGGCCTCATGAGCCTGGCAGACGCGGTGATGGAGTTTACAAAGGGCGAGGGGGTGATTGTCCGTGAAAACTGAGAAAAACACTAACCCGGCAAAGCATGGCATGCGTCGAATTGGCGGGCACCTGGGCCACGGTCATCGGGCTGGAAAATAACGGGCGCTGTACCGTCGAGGATGCTTGCGTGTGTGATGCGGTTGAAGGAGCGAAGAGGGGAAAAGTGAATGGTTAATAACGGCGTGGGAATCAGCGGGCATACGTTTGAAAAACTCAACACATTTCAATCGATCGTTAAAACGCATCTTGCCATAGCGCAGAGAGTGATCCAAAAGCACCACTACTATGACCGGTCGTACTGGTACATCGATATTACGGCCGGCCCCGGCCGTTATGAAGGTTTTGACGGCAGCCCTCTGGTGTTCCTGAAGGAAGCTATACAACAGCCAGGAATACTTTTTAATGTCGTCCTCATAGAGATCAACAACGACAACTTTGATATGCTGCTTCACGCCACTGATGTGTTCAGGGAGTATAGCAACATAAACCTGTTCATGGAACGGGGGGACCACAAGGAGCTGCTCAAGAAATACTACGGAGTTATCGGCCCCAAACGGATAGGCTTGATCTATTGTGACCCCACAGGAAACATCCCCGACTTCGATCTCCTGAGTGAAACAAGCATAATCAGGCTTTTTACCTCAACAGACTTCCTCGTGTATATGTCTGCTGCAAATGCGAAGAGGGTGGCATTGAGCCCGCTGTGCAAAGAAAGCAGGAGGTTGTCCGACTTTCTGGAAACAGTCAACAAGGACTGGTGGCAGCTGAGAGAACCCATAGGACGGCATCAATGGACGTTCCTGTTCGGCTCGAACTACAGGTTCCCGGAATTTCGGACAATCAAGTTTCATTCCCGTGACAGCAAAGAAGGGAGGGGTATTTGGGAAACACTCTGCACGACAAGCAAAGAAAGGGAGGGAATATGAACGTAACAATCAACCCGTCATTCAGGGCATTAATTCCACCATTAACAAAAGAAGAATACGGGATACTCAAACAGTCCATCGACGAGGAAGGGTGCAGAGAGCGGTTGATCGTCTGGAACGGAACCATTGTCGATGGCCACAACCGGTATGAGATATGTCAAAACCTCGGCGTCGAGTTTGAAATTGATGAATGGGCATTTGAATCCGAGCACGAGGTCATGGTGTGGATCATCAACAACCAGCTTGGGAGAAGGAACTTAACCGACTTTCAGAGGATAGAGTTAGTCTTGAAGAAGAAAGACCTATTGCTCGGGAAGGGGAAGGAGAAACAACGCGAAGCGGGAAAGCACTATGGAGAAAAACACCCGCAAGAGGTTTTGTCAACGAATGACAAAACCTCTCACAACACCCGTCACGAGCTTGCCAAAGAATCAGGTGTATCAACAGGCAAACTGGCACAGGCCGAGGTATTAATCAAAGAAGCCCCGGAAGAAATGAAACAGGAATTACAAACCGGAACGAAGAAGATCGGTGAAGCATACAGGGAATTACAGGAAACCAAAAAAGAAATGCAGGAAGCACAAAAAAGTGAAAAACACAAGACATATGTATCCCTATCTGAATGGGCTGATGAGGGTATACCGTGCAGCGGTGGTACCTACTGGTCAACAACTGCGGAACTCGTATCCAGCTGTCTGAACGGTGAACCAATACCCAAGGAAATGAAAGTTCCTCAGTTTAATGTGACCAATGAAATGATCGAGTGGGCAGGAAGAACCTGGAACCCTGTTACTGGATGTGAACACGGATGCCCTTACTGCTATGCTCGGGATATTGCCAACAGATTTTATAAAGACCTTGGCTTTGAACCCGCACTATGGCCTGAACGTCTTTTGATGCCATTAGTAAGCACATACAAGAACGATGCTCCATTGAAAGACCGGATGGTATTTGTAAGCTCTATGGGCGATCTCTTTGGAGATTGGGTGCCAGTAATATGGATTGACAAAGTCATACAGGCTATTGAAGCGGCACCACAATGGTATTTTACTTTTCTAACAAAAAACCCAAAACGGTATCTTGATTTCGCATTTCCCAAAAACGTATGGCTCGGCATGACTGCCGATACGGACAAGAGATACCACGAAAGCGTTCCCATAGCACGTCAACTGAAAGAAAAGGGTGAAAACCTAATCTTCTTATCAATGGAACCACTAAAGGAAAGAATTTCTATAAAGAAACCGATGCCTTTCGATTGGGTCATCATCGGCGGACAGAGTAAAACCTCCGGCGAACCTGAATGTCAACCCGAGTGGCAATGGGTTGAAGAAATATTAACATGCGCCCGTGAGTGTATGTGTTCCGTGTATTTTAAACCTAACTTGACCGTGCGGCCGCGGGAACTTCCCCTTCAAAAAAAGGAATACGGCCACGAAGCCCAGGAAAAAGAATGCACCACCCAGACGGCTGAGCTTGCGAGCATGGCAGACGCTGTCATCAAGCTGGAGAACGGCGGCATCGAAGTGACACCACAATCATAAGGAGGTTTACCATGGAAGCAGCACCAGAGTGCACCAACACGACCAGCATCGCGAGGATCCTAGAGGACGGCGACGAGGAATACATCGCCGCCATCTCGACCCTGCTTGGCCCCGAGTACCGGCTGCCCAGAAGCGGCGTCATCAGGCCCGGCATCATGAAGCCCAAGAGCACCTGCACCGATCAGGACAAGGCCAGATACGAGGCCATGCTCGAAGAGGGGGCCACGTGGGACGAGATCGATAAAGCCTTAGGAGTTGACGGCAGGGGAAAGTCAAAGCTCATACCAGCCAATGTGGACTACTTCAGCATCCGCCCCCGGGACTGCCTCAACCCGGCGCATGAGAAGGAGATCCACCGGTTGTACTCCGATGAGGACGGCAAACTCAGGCGCTTGCCTGTCATGTTCCCGGTCAACGAGTGGTGGAAGATCATCGACCACAGCCTGCGGTGCTTCGGCCAGTCGGGGATACGGTTCAAGTCGAAGTTCAAGGAGGTCTATGTCAACAATCAAGCAGATGCCGTTCGCGTCTGCCAGTACCCCATGGAAGAAGCGGGCAAGGTCTTCGGCGGGAGAAAGTGGGGGGAACGTCAGTGTGACCCTGACACGTGCCGGGAGTATCAGTCGGGTGAATGCAAGTTCGGCGGCACCCTCTCATTCTACATACCCGGCATAACCGGCATCGGAGTCTGGGTGCTGCCGACAACCTCTTGGTACTCCCTGGTGAACATCAAGAGCACCCTGGAGTTTGTTGCGGGGGTCACGAAAGGCCAGCTCGCCCGGCTCTTCTATGAGAAGAAGCCGCTCTTCATCCTCCAGAAGGTCTACCGGGACATCTCCGTGGTGGACCCGAAGACGGGGAAGGCAACGCGCAGGGAGCAGTGGCTGATCCATCTGGACATACCAGTGGACATGACATCGCTGGTCCTCTACTACCAGGAGCAGGAGATCGTCAAACGAGCAGGGATAGCAACGGCAACCCTGGGGAGGGGAAATGGCTGCGGCCAGCCCTCACTGTCCGGTCCACTACCATCGTTACCGGAACCCGCGTCCAAATTACCGGAACCCGCGTTCAAAAAGACAGCAGCCGACGTGGTGCAGGAATACGCCGATGAGGCCAAAAAGGTCATGAAGTCGCCGGACGAGGAAATGCGGGAGCGCCAGAAGACGGACCCGCACTACGCTGCACGAATGCAGCAGAAGCGGGAAGCCATACGGGCGGAAGCGGTAAAGCTCACGAACCAGGAGAAGCTGGACTTGAAGAAGAAATTTGACAACCGGATCATCGACGCCATGGACGAGGCCGACCTCGACCGGTACATGGTGACCATGAAGGACAAGATAGCGCAGAAGGAGAATCAAGGAGCCCTGATGTAAAAGGTCTTCATTTTCATACCCGCCCGGAATGTCGTCACCGGTAATGCGCTTACCGGGCGGGCCGCGCTGCAACGGTGCGGGTAACCTCCACAACCTCGGCCTGGCGAGGACAATTACGGGACCAGGCACATAAGACAGGTATGACGGTACTTCTGGTTATAATCGTGTGGTTTGTCTTGGCCTACATTGTGGGATGCAGGCTCGGCAGATTCATACACGACACGCAGAACAACCGGGGGGACGAACGCAGCGGAATACACGACCGGGAAAACAGCGGTAGCGAAAACAACATCAAAAACACACACCAGATAAAGGAGATCAACCATGATAGTCGGGAAACACGTATTGAACACGGCGAACGAACTCATTAAGGGATTACTTACCATGCATCAGGACGACATCGACAAGGGCTACCTGAATGCAGGTGACAGCGCTTTTTCCGTGAACATCCGCGTCGTCATGCGACCGGCGGAGAATGGCGGGATAGACGTGGACGCGGGGATATCGTTTGTTACGGACCGCGTCAGGGACGCCATCGGGCGAAACGTCCAGGAGGGCCAGGAAGAGCTCTTCACCGGTGAGAAGGAGGAGGCAGCCCCATGACGCGGTACCTCTTCATCTACCTGTCCAAGGCAAAGCACAAACCGAAAAACGACGTGATCGAGGCGTCATCCGTGTGGGAGGCGTGGCGCCTGTTCCGCAAAACCCACGTGAACGCCCTGAACGTGCTGAACATCAGGGTCGCATAGCGGGAGGAAGCGATGATAAAGCAGAAGCAGGAACTCAACTACCGGCGGTCCATGATCGGGAAGAACGGGCTTCGCAGGCGCTGCAAGTATTGCGCGAACAAGGCCCTTATGACCCCCAACGGCTACCGCTGCAGGGAGATTGGCGTCGAGGAGCCGAGCCGCTATGCCATCGAGGACGCATACGTCTGCGACAGATGGCAGTACAACGGGGTGCCGGGGCGGTAAGCTATGAGAGCAAGAAATATCAAACCAGGATTTTTTGATGATGAAATTTTGGCTGGATTGGGGCCGTATGCGCAACTGCTTTTTGCAGGATTGTGGTGTCTCGCAGATCGTGACGGCAAACTTGAAGACAGGCCGGCACGAATAAAAGCTCACATTTTTCCCTATTACGAACCCAAACCAAATGTCATTACATTACTTGACAAGTTATGTCATTGTCATTTCATCCAACGGTATCGTGTCGGCAATGACGCTTTTATTGCCGTCATTAAATTTAGGGAACACCAGCGCCCCCATCCTCATGAAGCGGCATCGAAAATTCCTGACCCTGATAACATCAATGATTCTGATGTCATGGCATGTCATGACAATGTAATTACAGAGCCATACAATGGGAGTAAATGTAAGCCTGATTCTCTGATTCCTGATTCTCTGATTCCTGATTCTCTGATTACGTCAGCCGTGACATCTGACGGCGGCAGTGACAAAAATCTTCTGGCCAGTACCTTTGAAAAATTTTGGGCGGCCTACCCGAAGAAAAAAGGAAAGCAGGACGCAATTGAAGCGTGGAAAAAGGCTAACCCGAAAAACGGCCTCGTGGAAATAATCCTTTCCGCGCTGACGGTCCAGCGGACATGGCCGGAGTGGACAAAAGAAGGAGGGCGGTACATACCGCGAGCCTCAACATGGATCAACAAAAGATTATGGGAGGACGAAGCAACTATAGACGACCAGCCACAGGCAGACCAAATAGATGAAAGAATGAGAAGAGCGGGGTTTATCCCGGGGAGAATGAAAAATGATAACGATTGAATTTCTCAGTAGTATAGGCATAACCGCGAAGGATGAAGGATCCGAATGGGTGATGGAGTGCCCGTATTGTGGCAAGTTGGGGCACCTGTATCTGAATAAGACGACAAACCTTTTTAAGTGTCATCATTGCGGCGAGGCAGGAGGGTGGACCAAGCTCCGGAAAGAATACGGAGCAGCCGAGGGAATAACGCCTCCGCCGGAAAAGAAATACAAATATCCCACGGAAGACTATGTCATCCAGTGCCAGAAGAAACTCATGGGGCCGAGCGGGACGATCGTGCTGGACTATCTCGCCTCCAGAAAAATAGACACCCGTGTTGCCATGCAGTTCAAGTTGGGATGCGACAAGAAGGACGGCAAACCGGTTTTGTGTATCCCCATCTACGAGGACGGGCAGCCGGTGAATATAAAATACCGGAGCATACCGCCTGCGGAGAAGACATTTACCCGGTGGCCCGGCGGCAAGACTGCGCTTTTCAACGGGGATGTGCTGAAAAGTGTGAAGGACGAGGAAATCGTATTCATCACCGAGGGTGAGATCGACGCCATGACCCTGGCATCCATGGGCCACACTGCCGTGGGTGTTACCGGGGGAGCAGAAACCATTCAGCCCGAGTGGATCGACCGGCTCGCCAAGGTAAAAACCGTTTATATCGCCTACGATAATGATGCGCAAGGAGAGTCGGGAGGCAAGAAACTGGCCAAGCGGTTGGGCCTGGACAGATGTTACCGGCTCAAGCTCCCGGTGAAAGATGCAAACCAGTTTATTGTTGATGGACACACAATGGAAGAATTCGCGCAGCTCGTGCAAGACGCTGAACAGTATGGAATTGACAACGTATGCACCACGTTCCAGGCATTTATGGAGTTGACAAAAGAGTACGACAGGAAGATGGACGATACCGCCCTCTATCCGCCATGGGAGAATGTTCAACGCTTAACCGGTGCCTTCGAGCCGGGAGATCTCGTGGTGTTGTCGGCTCCGCCCAAGGTAGGAAAAACCACGTTCGCGCTGAACATGGCGTTGGATTGGGCGAAAAACGGGCACCCGGTGTTGTTTTATTGCCTGGAAATGAGGCCCGCCCGGTTGCTCAGACAATCTATCAAGAAAGTCATGAGAAGGGAGGATCACGAATTAACGCCAAAAGTGCTGCTCGATGGCTACCAAAGAATAGCAGAGTGGCCCATGTATTGGGGTTACAACAGCAGGCAGCTCACGCCGGATATTGTGTTCGATACTATGCGGGAGGCTTACAAGCGGTACGGCATTGAGGTAATCGTCTTCGACAACCTGCACTACCTGGCCCGCGACATTAAACACCAAACACAGGAAGTTTCATACATCAGCCGGACCATGAAGCTGATCGCGGAAGAGCTGGAGATACCGCTCATCCTCATCGCGCAACCACGGAAGATCGAGCGGAACGCGGTTGCAGGCATCGAGGACCTCAAGGACAGCGCATCTATCGGTGCCGACGCTGACCATGTGATCATTTTGCACCGGAAGAAGACAGCCAAAAACACCGAGGCCACCGAGGCATTCATGCCGGAAACGATGGTGAGGGTTGACGCGTCGAGGTTTCATGCGGGCGGCGAAACGTTCCTGTATTACGACGGGGCGAGGTCGTATTTTGGGGAATTAGCAAAACTATAAAACGATAGGAGATGAACATGCTCAACGAGACACGAATCATCGGGCGGGTCGGCAAGGACCCTGAAGTGCGGTACACGGCCACGGGGACACCGGTGGCAAATTTCTCCGTGGCCACGACGAAGACATGGAAGGACCAGGCAGGGCAAAAGCAGGAGAAAACGACCTGGCACTACTGCGAGGCATGGAGAAAGCTGGCCGAGATCACCGGCGAATGGGTGAAAAAGGGGATGCTCGTCTATGCGGTGGGAACTTACGATTTCAGCGAGTATGAAGGACGCGACGGGATAAAACACAAGAAGACCACCCTGGTCGTGCATGACCTGAAGATGCTGTCTAAAGCTGGGAAAGGGTCGGGATCCGGCCAGAAACCGCAGCGAGATCAACGCCAGGGCACACCGTCACAACCGGACAACTTCGGCGATGACGATTTCATCCCCGAGGTCGAAGAGGACGATGTACCGCTCTAACAAACAGGGCAAAACTACTGAAGCAGCCATCCTCGCTGCCTTGCGCAATTATTTGCGGCTGCGGGGATGGTATGTGATCCGTCACCAGCAGAGCATGGGGAGCCACAAGGGGTTGTCTGACCTGACGGCAATCAAGGACGGGATCACCGTGTACCTGGAGACAAAGCGCCCGGGCGCTCCATTGTCCCCGGTGCAGGAGCAGTTCAAGACGGACATCGAGGGGCACGGCGGAATATATCGGGTGGTGGCAAGCTACGACGACGTCATATCCGTGGTGGACGATCTGGAAAGGAGAACAACATGACAAAAGGATTCATCTTCAGCGACCCCCAGAGAAACCGCGAGAGCCTGAAAGCCTGGGTGCGTCATTTTGCAAGCCTGAGGCTGGAAGTACATCTGCTCAGGGAAACAGATGACGGGAAGTACTGCCTGTGGAGGGAGGGCGAACAGGTGCCCTCGGGTCGATGCGGCACCATCGACGAACTCCTTGAGTCCGGGGCCTACGAGGAGGTGCCTTGTGAAGACCTCCTGCCACCGCCGCCATGGCAGTATGAGATTACCACCGCATAGGAGGCAGGCAATGAAATACGAACCGATCAACGATCTGGCCAGGCAGGAACTCAGCGACATCAAGCGGATAGGGAAGGTCGTCAAGGGCAGGCAGGAACTCATTGACCATCTGGCAGGAAAGGCATTACCGTCGGCACTGGCAGCTGTCCGGGCACACTGCTACTGGTGCATGGGATATCACTCCGATGAGCGGGCAACAGACTGTGAAGAAATGACATGTCCGCTGTATCCCTATAACCCGTATGGGACGAACCCGGCACCGAAACCGAAGAGACCTCCCAAGACAGAGAAACAGATGGAGGCATTCCAGAAAGCCCGGGCAGCCAACCCGAAAAGAAGGACAAATGGATCGAAGCGGCTACGGTAAAAAGAAGTCTATTTTCGATATTTTCTACAGGAGCAGGAGTATAGCATGGAACAGATAAAAAGAATGGACGAGCGCTACAAGGAAAAACTAAAAACCGAATTACAGGGCTCCCTGTATCGGTACACACTCCGCAACAAAGGGCAGCGGGAGACCGTTGAGTTCCTGCTCGAACTGGCGGTGAACGGACCGGTGCCCGAGACAGTGGAGAAAGACTACGCGACGAACGTCATCTGTAATGGGCGGGTGTGGCTCTACAACCACGACTACCCGTACACGATCCACCAGGACAGCGGACGGATATTCCTCGACACGCGGGAGCCCAGGAGGATGATGTAGGGCCGATGGACCGGGAACGCAGCGAAGAGCGTATAACGCTGACACTGGAGATGAGGCTGTTTCTTAAGTCGATCATCCGCATCCTCAGAATGCTGATCGGGTTGTTGGAAGCGATGCTGCAGGGCAAGAACCCGGTAAAGTAAATCGCAACACCAGGCAAACACACCAGCGCGTCATGTTCATGGCCCCCTGGGAGAATAACCGTACCAGGGAGTGGAGCATGACCATACACGATATCGAGGAAGCCATAACAGGGTGGGCGAACGTTGCCCGGTGCCTGGGCTGCAGCGAGCGGAAGGTGCGCAGTATGAAAAAGGAACTGATCGAAGCAGGGGTGGTGTTTGAGACACGCCGGGGACGGCCGCCTCAGAAGAGAATCGCGTTTTTCCCATCTGTGTTGAGACGGTGGACGGGTGTGAAGGCCAGGAAGGGGGAGAGGGTGTGAGTAACGCTATCTTTCAGAAACTGGGGAAGTAGGGTGCATACGTGCGAAGACATGTGGCCAGTGCAGAGACACGAAGGGGTTCGCTATTGAATTGCAGCCCCTGATCGACAAGACATTTATTGATTTTAGGAATTAATGAGTAAGACCTCTGCATATTTACCTATTTAGCAAGCGATTGTAGAATGCCTCAGACATCTTTTGTGAAATATTAGATTATTTATTTTCTGCTACTCCACTTAACATTTTGAATAATGAATTGCTGAAGATTGCCAGTTGATAGAGAGTATAAAACAGATTTAGCGAGGGCGGCGGTCGTCCCTTCGCGTCGATCAGCTTCTGCGCCTTATTATACGTTCAGTTTCAAGGGTCTCAGAGCATCTTTGCTCCATGTGAGCCCGTCCTTGTTTAATTTATAGCATTCATTGAGCTTTCGTAACCCAAGAATACACCGCATGAGCAACTTCAGCAAAATGCTGGCCTCTTTGCATTTCGCGATGTTTTTCTCCAGTCTGGCCCGATCGAGTTTTAACCTTTTTGTAGCCGCTCCTTCCCTGTTTGCATGTAGCTTCTCACCCAGGACTAGGAAATTCTTGGTTCCGACGTCATTTGTCACATCGAGAATGAACCACTTGGAGTGCACAATGTCGTTTCGCTCGCTGGTTAACTCTTGAAGTTTGCCGAAAACCTTTGAGCAAATTTTGACATCTTGAGAGTCCTTGGCTAACACTTCCCCAACAAGGCTCTGGAGCAACTTGCGGAGGGGTTCAGCGGTATAGTCAGCCAGAAGAATCTCGTGAACTCGTTCATTGGTCAAACCCTGATTGGCAAGGATTGTGCGAATGCAAACCTCCATCGACCGGCAAACCTGCTCGAATTGAACGCAGAACTCCCCAAGTAGCTTATAAACGTTTGCTTCGTTGTCACATTGCATTTTCTTAGTCCCTCGTGTATAACATAGAGCCAACTCGGAGTGGTATGATAGGGCCATGATCGGGTTCAGCGCCTGCTCATCCAAGCTCTTTTTTCCAAACGTACATGAAGTCCATAAATAGCTCCTGTATTTCGTTCTCAAGCCCCATTTTGAAATAGCCGTTTTCGGTGTCGAGTACGTGCAGGATTACTTGATGCGCACCTATCAGTGCCACGTCCGCCCTATCGTGCTGAGGGCTTTCATCAAAGCTTACATGCCCGTTTTCCTTAACTTTCAACTTAGATGCAAGCGAGGAAAAAGTTGTGTGTGCCTGAAGCGTCGGATCGTAATAGCATTGCAGGTACAATTTATCAAGACCGGCTTTACGTGCCATTGAGAGAAGGTCCAACTCCGACCATGAAATCCGTGTTCGTGTGGTCCCGCACTTCTTGCATAGCACTTCTTGATACTTCTGTTTGGCTTTCTCGTAGGCACTTTCAATCTGCTCGATTTGAGAAGAGGACAAAAACTCATCCATGGCAAATACCTTCTTTGCATGATTGAAATGCTTGCCCTGATGAACGTAATAGTATTCAAGAAACTGCTCCGCCTTGTCAGGATTTTTTGCAATGTAGCCTAAAGTAACAGCTTTTTCATAGAGCCCCCGCAGAAGCTTCATACCGCCTATGCCATAGCCATTCCCGCAGAGCAGAAGAATCTCCATGAAATCCTCGACAGCGAGGCGACCCAACATAAACACAACGCAATCGGCTGAGTTGCTTGTTTCCACGTCTCTTATAAAAATGTTATGAAAAGTATCAATGAGCCGTTTTTGTTTCTCTACAAACTTCCCGTGCCTTTCCAGAAAAATTACCCATTCATCACAAAGACCGAATCTAATTTTTTCCTGCTCCATAGTTTATGGACTCCACCTTACGTACATAACATGGCCATCAACTGGAGCGGTGCGCGATGAGGCGCGCATAGCATCATTAGATACCTCCAGTTATTGGAGGTTGGGTGCTTAACCATGTTTCAATATTGCGCCTCAAAGCGGGGCAAGTCTTTGCTTCACCGAATATGTGGTCAACTACGAGCTCAATATCGCAGGCAAAATCCTCTGAAATAAATATGGCGGCGTCATGAGCATCGCAGGAAGAGTAAGCGCTGAGATGGGATTGACCAGATTTCTTGTGGGCTAGAACGATAGACCGCAGCCGGCCACCCTCCTTGATGCTTTTTTTGTCAGGAACAAGTGAGAACGAATGCACAATGCCACATCGCAATATATGATACATCTGTTTGTTCAAGTCGGATTCGCCGTTCTTATATTTGAAGTTCTGATACAGGGGATTGATTTTAGCCAAGTAATCTATGACGAAATTTTTGAATCCGAGAGCACCATTATCTTGACCATACACGAGTTTGGATAAGTATTCGACGAAGGCGGCCATACAGAGAAATTCCCATGGCGTACCATTTTGTGAGAACGCTTTCAGCTCCTTTGCTCGGTCGCGGAAGTAATGCTCTATGTCAGCGATTGTTTTCATCTGCATCTAACACAAAAATAAGCGGCGGCTGTGAGACGTCGGATGGATTGCTTTGTATTCTCTCCACAATAATCGGATATGATATCAAACTTGTTGTCCACTAAAAGCTTCATAGCACTGTTTCAACCATTGTTTAAAAATCTGCTCTTTACCCCATAACTGGTCATCAGTACCTTTTTCTTAGCCCGTGTCGCGGAAACGTAAAGCAGGGCTCTCTCTAAATTCTCGCTCTCTTCCGCCCGATCGGAAGAAGGATCCCAAAATGAAGACGATTGCAATGGCACCACACCATCATTGATGCTTGCAATGATCACATGATCGAACTCCAGTCCCTTGACGCGATGCATAGTGGACAGGCGCAAACCAGCTGTTTTTCGGTCCTCGGCGACGCTCCGTTTGACCAGATATGTTTTGACACCCCTTTCCTGAAGGGCTGATTCGTATTGCTTCATAAGATCATTTGTTCTCGCCACAAGACAAACCGTACTCACATCAACCCCCTCCTTGACCAATTCATTCAGGTAGGCAGCAATGTACTGTATTTCCTCTGTAAAGGAATTGAAGCATTGGACCTCCGGTGAATCACCGTGAAGCAGCGATTTGTAACCTTTTTGCGAGTCCACACCGCCGTCAAGATCGTCAACGGCTGTACCCTCCAACAGCTTAGTGGCCCATTTGCGAGTTTCTTCCGTTGTGCGATAATTGATTTTAAGTTTCTTGCTTCGCCCCCTGATATTGATACCGCAGCGGCTCAAGACAACTTTGTGCCGATAGATTCTCTGGTGGGCATCCCCGACAATGAAAAGTTCATTTTTCGATTCCCCCCTCGACTCGGGTATCATTTGCCGTATAAGCTTAAAGGCTTCCATGCCCATATCCTGGGCCTCATCCACAATAATGGCTTGATAAGGCAAAACATCACCTTTGTTTTGTAAGATGATCCGGGCGTCTCTCACGGCATCCGTCATTTCCTTCAGGCCTTTTGCATTCAATTGTGCCCGATATTCCTCAAATACAGACCATATTTTTTGTTTCATGGGACGGGTCAATTTTCTCTGCCGTCCTACCCGAGAAGCTTTCAGGTATTCATCGGAAGTCGTTATTCCTTGTGCTTGAATAACCTGCGACCACTCCTGAGGATAAAAGGATTCGTCTATATCCATATCTGCCGGAGCCATATTTAGGGCGTTCTGCCAGTACCCCCCAGTATTGTCCTGGAAAATCAAAGTATAGCTATAGCCATGTTTTTTCAGGAACTGAATCACCCATGCATCTAGATTGATAACATCGATTTTCTTCATGGTATCGGACGAACACAGCTTCCTGAGATTTTCTTTGATATCCGCCGCCAGATTCTTGGTGAAAGTCGTAAACAATATGCGATCGTTCTCCCTTACGAATACCTTTTCCGCTAACCATCGTGCTCTATGCATCGCAACAACTGTTTTGCCGGTCCCTGCTCCGCCAAGGACACGGACGGGACCATTATATTCCTTTTCTACAATGCTTCTCTGAGAAGGATGGAGAAATATTCGCCACAACTCCAATGGTGAATTCAAAATTTCCGCCAGTTCCAAAGCCCCTTCAACAACATGGAACCTTCGCTTGCTGTCTGGATTTTCAAGCGCTGTAACAAAATCAGCGGTATCTACTTGTAGCGGTGTTTGTTCTTTTTCAAGATCCTTGAGGACATCCTCCATGGAAAATCCTTCGGCCAAAAAAAAGAGGGCTTCATAGGCTTCCTGGGGCAATTGGTTTTCAAATGCATCCAGATCTTCCTTTAACTTAAGTTGGCGCACAAGCGGCAAAAGGATTTCGGGGACGCCCAGCCGCATCAAGTCCATATCTTTGTAAGAATCGAAGAGATTCCAGCCTGAATCCTTCAATTGAGCCGCTTTTTCGGGTAGGCTTTGTTCTTCAATATTCATCACCTGGAGGCCGCCCGTCTCTGCGTTAATAGAAAAAAGTCGGTTTTCTGCCCAGGCATAGGCTTTGTCATGATGGTCCACCCAAAGGAGCATGTAAACGTTTCCAGAGGACGGTTTTAAAATGATTCCTCGATAATCCTGATCAATCCTGACAGATCGAATGTTTTCATCCTTTGCTTTCTGAATTTTCTCATACTGAATGGCAGGCGATGCGGGGTTCACGCGGAATTTCTCAAAAAACTCTCGGACCTTACCCTGTTCTTTTTTGGGAATCCCCGAAAAAGATTTTAGAAAATCGTTTGATATGGCGACAATCAATTTTTGCTTCGGTGTGGTAAACATTTATTTCTCCTCATTAAAGATGGAAATACATATTGATGGACTGGCAATCACAGTATTAAGCGCAGCAGACCGCCAGCCATTAGCAGTAAAGACATGCTCGTATCCCTGTTCATTCTCTCTCAGAAAAGCGATCTTCTTGGCAGGCCAGGAGAGTTCGGCGGTTGCGATGATTTCACCCTTTTCATCACATAATTCAAATCCCGCTTCGGGAAGCGGCAAGTTGTGTGTTACGAGAAAAGACAGGAGCGGATGAATGCGTGCATCGGTAACGGTTTGCAATGTGACCAGTGCATTGGATTCTTCGGACGATTGATCTTTTTGCGTGGCTGAGTCGGCCATTAGCCATAGATACTGACCTTCGGAAATTCCTTTTGTCGTAATAAAAACGGCGTCCGGGATAAATTGATAGACGTTGTACATCCTAATAAAACCATTCCATGCCCCCTTGAAATAGGTTTTGTCCGCAAGATCGTCGTCATCAAAAAAACGGCAAATAACTGATATACTATGGAAACGATTTTCTCTATAATCATCCTTGCCAATGTAGACAACCAGCTTTATTAAGGGGTTATCCTCGCAGTTTTTTTGGTACAGCCCGACAAAAGAAGACCCTGACTTGTCGGGATTAATGCCCACTTGGATATCGCGCCATGATAAATCTTCCCACAGTTCATCAGTAGCAGAACGAATCACCTCATCCTTACAGACACAGTCCAGATGAACCAGTCCGTGGATGAGGGCATACATCCGCCACATGTTAGAATTGGGATCGGCAAGATATGTCATCAGTATGTCAAAACTTGCTTGATATCGTATTGCTCCCAATTTTTTGACGTTGAATTGGGCATCGTAATGGGCATGGAAGCCATTGATTTTTTCATTCCCATCGCCGAGAAAATTATCATAGTGGCAGTCCTTCTTATGGATACTGTTGTCCACGTCGTCCCAGGAAAGAGACCAGACGACATACTTACCGCTTCGGGCAATGGCCATCCGTTGGGCAAGGTCCTTGCCGATGCGATTATGGTTGCCTTTCCCGGCGTGGTACATGAACCCATCAGTAAAAACCACAACTGGTTTACCATCGCGGGACAATTCCGGATAAAAGATAAAATCTGCCCGCGACGGAACGACAATTCCCTCCCCGAATCCCAGTTCCACTTGGGGAACGATGAAATAACCTCGATCATTGACTTTGAGGTACCAGCCGGGTTTCCCCTTGACGACTTCCTTACGCAGGGTAATTTCGATATCCTGCGCTTGGAATGATCGAAGTGCCTCAATGAAGCGCTCCTCCAATTCACTGTCCAAAAGGGGGTTTATTGACAGGTTTTTCAAAGAGTCAGTTTTGACCAGTCGATCACGATATTTGAGAATCTCGGATAGTAACTCGATGGCAGAATCCCGCGAAGTGTTGTTTCGTTCATAATTGTTCCGGTAGGCATAGAGGCATCGATAACAGCCGTCTTTTTCGGGATCCTGATTGCAGTCACATGCCTTAAGAACATCCAGGGCCATCTGGAAGACGTCCATAAGCGGTTGTTCATCCTGCATGAGTTCCTTAAGATACCCGGTGCCTCCCGGAACCATGTCATACAGGACAAGGTATCTTTTCCTGTATTGATGATCCGGCGACGGTTCTTCATGGATAGTCGCCCGGATATGGTCTATATTGCCCTCGAATTTTTTCTTCAATCCTAGGTAGAACGCCGCCGTGAAGGAATGGAGCTTCCTGTCCGGCCAGGAAAGGGGTTTCGCCGGCAAGAGAATTCGCAGGGCTTCCGAGGAGAATTCACGATAGAGATAAAGAAAATCAAGAATGTTTTTTGCAGGATCTGCATCCCTCTTGCTGCAGGTCATAGTATGAACGGGCCTCTCACCCCCCTGAACCTTGCCGCAGCCCCGGCAAACAGCAAATCCATTCTTCGGGATTTCCCGTCCCGCAATCATTACGGTCTCACCGGTATTTCCCTGTTTTCCAAAATTCATCTCCCGGAACGTAACCTTCCGGACAAATTCCATTCCAAAAGGAAAGACCTCGTCGCTGACTTTGAAAGCCGATTCCACTGATGATTCATCCATATCAAGAAGAATCTGCTTGTGAAAAAATTCTGGTTCCCGTTCGTCACTGTCATCCTGGATGCGGCTTGTGTAGTCAGAGGTTGTGGCCATAACCTGTCGCATTCTAATCATCCGCTTTTTCTGACCATCATCGCACCAAAGGACGCTGCCGCAGGATGGACAGGTGGATGATGTATCGCCCACTACCAGTTCCATATGGGAGCATTTGTCACAGAACCGCCATTCCTCGATTTCAGATAGACTTAAATTGATCTGGTCAACTTTCACCTTACGGCCTTCGGCATAGAAATGACTGTCCGGAGCCAGTTCGTGTATCGCTGAGACTGCCGGGCGCTCGTAATCATACGTTGTCGTTTGGTATTTTCCCTCTTTGTCAGGTTTCTGTTTCCGTTTGTAGATGATGGACTGCAATACTATCCCCGCCTCCGGAAAAGCATAATTTGGCAAAAGCCCCTCGTCGGTGAAGAAGTTATACGTTTCTTTTTCGTTCATTCTTCTAATGATGCTGTTGAGGGCCTCCTTTTCCCGGAAGAGCTCATCCATCTCGCTTTCATAATTCTGATCTTTGATCGGGTTACGTTCTTTTTCCTTGATTAGCTGGTTTAATTTCTGGACCCGCTTGCGGAGATTGTCACGTTCTTTATGGATGCCGTTCAAACACTCGATAATGCGGTAGATCAAGCCCTGCTTGCCGTCGGCACTGCCATAAATAAAGCCGCGGAGGTGCTCGTGGGAGTGGTCAGTCAGGGAATCATGAAACATGGCAATAAAATCCGCCAAGAGTTGACTTCGGTGTAGCTCAATATGAGATATGAAATTGAAGGGAAATTTTTTCTTGTTACCATGATCGCTAAGCTGACTAAGCACCTGGCCGAGATGGTCGGGGATAGCCGTCACTGGAATATCCGACTCGATCCAATGATCAAAACAGAAGGCCGTCATCTGCCTTTCTAGAACAGCCGGAGCGTCGAGAAAGCATCCAGGTGGTTCGATGTTCCCGGAGATCATCGCTTCCGGTTCCGAATAGAAATAGAGGTCGTGGGGGCGGCCGTTAGCTACGGTAAGGTTAAATGAGTTCCCGTTCTTACGTCCCGAGCGCCCGATACGCTGCATATAGTTGGATTCGGCAGGCGGGACGGAACAGAGAATCACGGAGGAAAGGTCACCGATATCGATCCCAAGCTCCAGGGTAGGTGTACAGGAAAGAAGATTAGGAGCACCGGGGGGTGGATTCTCGACCATGAAACGCTTCTCAAGTGTCTCCCGCTTGTCCCGTTGCAAAAGCCCCGTATGTTCCGCCGTGAAGATCCTTTGTACATCGCCGGTGGCATAGAGGAGGCCGTAATAGTCGCGGGAAGGCGCTTCCCGGAAATACCTGCCCCGGCATGAGAAACGCTGACACGCATTGTCCTGCCAGAGGTCTTCTTCATCAGCGGCGACCGAAACGTTGTGGCTGCATACCTGACACCGAAACTGAACTACCCGGCTGGTGACGCGGAAATACTCCGCGTTCATCCCCCAGACAGGGAAGCCCTTCACCTGCCTCTCACCCAATATCCCGCTATTCAAGAGTGCCTTGATCACCAGGTTGAAAATGGGTTCACGGTATTCAATGAGTTGGGGATGGATCGGGCTGAGGGATTTTAAGAGCCAATCTTCGTACCAGGTTAGAAGAGAGCGACCGGAACTGAGAAGGACGTCAAAACGGGTCCCCCGCTTTGTGGTCAAAAATGCTGGTGTTCGAGAAAACTTACCAAAATTGGGCATCCATTGTAATATTTTATTGATGAAATAGGTGTTGCCCCAGTCTTCTATGTAGTTCTTCAGTGCCGGGTGAAAAAGGGCACCTTTTGTCCTCATCTGGTTCAGAAGGCCGACCATAAACCTTGAGACGATCTCTTGATCGAGGTCCTGCAGAATCCCTATTTCGTTACGAAGGGTCTCACAAAGCGTATCCGCCGCGTCCCGGAGCTTCTCACGGTCCACGCAGGCCACGGATGATCCCGTCTTCTCCAGGGTACGGCCGATACGTCCGTTGAAACCGTATTCGCTAATGATTTCCCAATCGATGCGCCTTTTCAGATCGTCCAAAAGGGCTGATCCCGACGGTAATTTCCCTGTCTCCACCAGTGTTTCGTAGTCGTTGAACCATGCCATATCAGGGGGAAGGAACGTGGCGACAAATTTCTCCTCACCCAGGCGTTCCCGCCAGAAACGGACAAAAGCGGCAGGGATTTCCGTCAGTGGCAGTTCCGTTGCCTGTTCATTCAGGAATTTCTGAATCGCCCCGCGCAGATTGAAGCGATATGTCCGGGCAGCGAAAAACCCGGCCCGATGGGCGGCATCCTGAACAGAGTCTGAGAAGGTCAGGAGCTTTTTGTCTTTATTGAAGGTTGAGGCATAAAGCTGACTGATGACAACACTGGTAAGGCTTGCGGCCCGTGAACCGAGAATAGTCAGGCTGTTGTAACCCTGGCAGTAAGGACAGTCATGGCTTCCCACCACGGCGTGTTCCTTTTTTCGTCTTAAGTTTGGCATAAAGACCGGTATCAGGTGATCCTTGTCGCCGCATGCGGAACAGGCGTTCTTGACGTGCTTGCCCATTGCAACATGAAGGCAATTGCCGCAAAAAACCCACCCGAACTCGTCCTGGCCTCCTTGCTCCACCTGTGCGACGTCGGGAAAGAGCACAACAATCGTGGGACTGTAGTGGAAGAAAGTGGTGTAAAAATGCTGCAAATCGGGATTGATCTGCTGATCTTGCTCCCGTTTTGTGCCACCCCATCCCATGGCGCCGCACTCCCGGCAGTGGATAATGGGCAGATGACAGCTTTGATCCTCTTCTTTCAAATCATCGGAAAAATGAAGTGCAGGTGGATGCTCGATATTGCCAACAATCCGTCGGAGTTCCCGGAGCCAGAGATGCAGCCGGACATTGAGGAAAGGCGCCAGGCCGTTACCCCTTTTTACCCGGGCCGCCGAGATCAAGGCGATCATGCTGTCCATGACGTAGCGCTTATATTCCTCTGGAGCATCGGCAAACTCAGGGGTGAACCGATCAAAGAGCAGGATAAGTTCATCGAGAGGGACAATTCGGTTATTAAGCGAGAGAATGAGCTTCCAGAAGAAACCGTGTTTTCTAAACATTTCTGTCAAAGAAACAGGCCACCTCTCGTCGTCCGTGTCAACGACATCCCCGAACCAAAGCTTATACTGGGCCTTGAGATAGGTCTGATCATTCTCATAGCTCTCCGGGTTGAGCGCTTCCGTATGGTCCGGCGAAATGACGTTGCTGCGCTCAATCTGGCTGTCCGACAGGAATTCTTCTGAGGACACAAGGGATTCCGCGATAACTGCATCCGTGTCAAAAGTTTCGCCAAAAACCTTCCCTGCATATGCACAGATCCTTTGCGTTTCCTTCTCGCCTAAGGTGGCGGAGGTCCCTACACAACAAAGGCGCTCCTTCTCCAATTTCAATCTGCTTTTGAGACGGCGGATCAGGCAAGCCAGGTCTGTCCCCTGTGCGCCGTCGAAGGTGTGGATTTCATCAACCACCAGATATTTCAATGTTTCTGGGTCGTTTTCCTTCCACAGGGGGAAGTCTCTGGGGCGGATTAGCAGGTAATCCAACATTTTGTAGTTAGTTAGCAGGATATCGGGCGGTGAAAGACGGAGGGTATCACGGTCGGTGATGATATTCTCAAGGCCCATAACCGGGATGGTGTGAGTTCCCTGCTGACCGCCGATGTAAAGCCCCGCCTTAATCTGGTTTTTGAGATTAGGGTTATCATGAATAAGCCGGGCAATGCGCTTCGCCTGGTCTGTGGCCAAGGCATTCATGGGGTAGATGATGATAGCCTTAATGCCCGGTTCCCCCCGGTGTCGTCGGCAGTAATCTAGGATCGGATAGAGAAAACATTCCGTCTTTCCCGAACCGGTGCCTGTGGCGATGATAGTGGAGATGGGGTGCTCCCCGGAGAGCCTTCGAAATGACTGTTCTTGGTGCAGGTAGGGCGGAAAGGGAAGGGGAATGTCCGGAAAAAAAAACGGGCTGATGGACGCGATTCGGTAGGGAAGCTTTATTGAGATGTAAGGTCCCTTGAAAATACCGCCGGCCTCCCCCAAAAACCGGTCCATCACCCCGCGGAAAAACGGAGTAGAAACGGGGAAGGTCGTCTTGAGAAAATCCTCAACGCCCTTTTGAACTTGACTAGATAAGACGGATGGTATCATCTAACCTGCTTTCATTTAATTCATAAATCCAACTGCTGTATCATAAGCTCGCACTTTCAAATTCGCTGCATCCCCGAACCAGATTCTTTTGATGCGCCTCTCCAGGTCTTCTTTTTCATACTTTTTCCATAAGTCATTTAAATTGGAGATTTCAATCCTATCCGACAACGGAAGAATGTAATCGGCAAAATAAACGATGCTGTTGTATGCGGTCCAAAGGGTATGTTTTATTTCTGGAGGATCATTTTCATGGCCAATTTCGAACATGCGGGTGCAGTCTTCTCTTTGTCCGACGATTCTTTCGATTCGTTGCTCCTTCTGCTTACCGTCGCCGGGATTCAATTTCGGAACGGGCAGGACGCCATCCAGGTAGTTTCTGTAGTCTTGTTCCTTAAATGGTTTTGACGCCATTTTTTTGAAGCTCTCTTCCACAATACGATAATTATCAAAGACCTTTTTTATGGTGGTGCTGGCGAAGTCCAGCCGCTTTTTCACATCTGGAAAGTGAGGAATCCTCATGGATTCGCCGAAAGAAAGCGCCATTGTCAGCGTATTATTGCAGACGACACGGACCGGGGTCAGTTTGATCTGAACGGACGCCATGCCCGTATGGGAATTGACCAACAGGAGGTATTTCATCAACCGGTCGTCTTTGTAAACAACAACGTCTCCCGGGAGTCTAGCAAGTACCCATACCCGCTCACCCTCTCCTAAAGCACCCGCTGTTTCATAAAAGGCAAGTGTGTCAGAGATGATAGGGTCAAAAAAAGAAAACGCATCCCGATTTTGAACGATTCCGTAATCCTGGCCGACAACACCAAATACAGGACAATCAGGCAAGTTTATCCGATCGACAGGCATGAGACCATATCGGTCAACCTTCTTCATGAATTGAGTATCTTTCCCAAACTGAACAAATAAAGGATACTTGGCGACTTCCCAATCCAGTCCTGCCGCTTTTATTGCTTCTAATGAATTGGGAGGCTTGTCAAGTTTTATGCCCAGGCCATGCCAGGGAACTTCGCCTACATACATCATCGCAGCCTTGCCGTCTTTTCTGATATAGAGTTCATGTGCCATCATTTCCCTCCTATAGATTATTCAACCATCGGGTCGTTTCGATGCATGTTTTTTTTGCACAAAGGGTATTATGAATACACATCATTATAATACCTTTTTTTCAAAGACTGACCAGGCGGTGGCGTAGTCAGTTTCCCGGTCGCAGCGGTCGAAGGGAGCTTTGTAGGCGATGGCGCCTCCCCTTTGTTCACCGAGCACGGTGATGCTGTGGACAATATATGAGTCAGCTGTTTTATTTATTCCTAAATGCTCGAAATGCTTTAATCTAGTCCTCATCATGACTTCAGGCGATATCGTATTCGAGCTCCTGCATCTTCAATAGAGTAAACCCCGTGGCATTTTGGGTCATAAGGATTTGGAAGCAGTCGAAATTTTGGATTCTTTGAAAGTGCATTTTGTACGTGCATGATCACGAAAATATGTTTTTTCTTTTTTACAAGATCCATTGCTTTACGGATCTCGCTTGAGCCAAGTTCAAAAGAATCGTTCTCCTCCATAGACGCTTTAACTTCTATATAGTAGTTAATTTTCTTTTGATTAATAATAAAGTCACAACCTATCTCATCGTCCGAACTATTGCCCGGAAACACTCTTTTGCTATATGATGATTTCCACGTTCCCGGATGAACAACCTCATTACCATAGGTTTTATTTAACATCCGATAAGAGTGTATTTCACCTGCAAACCCTATCAGGTGTTCCATTTCTTTGTTTGTCCTGCCTTTTGGCTTACTTGTTTTTTTTGTCTCTTCATGTTGTCTCTTTTTTCTCTTTGCTATTGAATCTAATGAAGAAATGCTTTTCAAATTAATTTCAGGTAGAGATTCTTCTTGAATTTGCCCAATAATGTGATTCCAAAGTTGTGAAAGGTTTTCATCGGTATAGTCAAATTCCTTTTCGCAGACAGGTGTCAACCTATTTTGTTTTCTCTTCAACTCTTTATATTTTTCGAGTTCTATATCAGCCCCTTCTATTTGTTCGGGTGATAACGATAGTGATGCAGCCAGGGTCTGTAGATTTGTTGAATGGTCCACATGATTCCAGAAATTTATATGGGTTTCTTCACGTGGGAGATATTGAATCAATTCATAATATTCCTCATTGTTACATAAATGCAAATATGCCTTATGTTTGAAAAATTCTGCAAAATTAGAAAGTGACTCTTCGGGTGATTTTTCCCAAGACAAAGGGCTGATATTTTCCCGAAGGCAAAAAGCAACGGCAATCTTCATAAATTCAAACAGGACATTTTTGAAATTCTCATGGTTTTTTTTGTGTATCAAAATAGGGTTGATATTTGCTTCTACCCCGGCAGACAGAAGATTACTTTTCAGGTCTTCAAGTGTGTCTGAGTCTTTCAAGGCTGATAGTTCATCAGGCAGGGCGTTCAGGGTTTCGAAGAAGGGTACAATGTTTTGCAGGGCATGTTCAAATTCGACGTCCCATAATTGGAATGCTAAGACCGCTGGAAACGGAATCCTTTCCAGTTGCTCCGTTATTTCCTCAAATGGTAATCCAGCACTATGGCGCCGTATAATATGTGCTAATGTTGCCAGTAAGAGACCTTTTGCGCTTCTTAGCTGGTTGCGAAATTCCTCTTCAGCATTACTATTGGACACTTGTCTTTCTCCAACTCTGACAAGCGCCACGTTCCACCGGTCCAACTGAGCTGTTTCGCCAAGTATTTCATATAGATTATTGCCAAGTGTATAATAGTCGTCTGCGGATCGGATAAGGCTTAAGATTTTTTGTGGCGTCAGATTGCTAATTTCTAATTTTTGCAGATAAATTTCTAAATTCTCTTCATTCTTAATATCTGCTATTGCACCAATCTCCATCGCAGGATTTAGTAACGCAACAACAGGCATTGTCATTCTGATCATTTGGCCAATATCACCTTGCCATAAATCAAGGGCTTGGTCATATTGCGCTGGTTTAATCTTTAGGGATTCAAGAGCAGTACAGATATTATCATGTGTGGGCGCATCGAAGTATTCCAGTTTTTCGAGAACATGCCTAAGAGGTAATTCAAGATCATCTCTGTCGATAATTGTCTTCAATGCTTCAGCGTATTTGCTCATTTGATCTTTGAATGCGATGTCGCAGACAAGGACCTTTTCTTGTGATAACCACATTGCTGTCACAGCGGGAGTGGCAATGGATTCATCCCCCATCCATAAACCAGCATTGAGAGAGTCAACCCAGCAAATTTTAGCATCGCGCATGATTTGCACCGAACCAGACATTTTTTTAGCATAAAGACCTGGGGGTGAAGAGCCGACAAATGCATACAAAGTTAATAGAACAGAAGGTAACCAAGCAAATTTGTCCTCAACAAATTGTGTCCCTGGTTCTTTTTCCCAACGCTTTCCCTCCACTATTGGCCAAACATCCAACTCAGAAGCCAAACGAACAGCATCGCCATAGGAACGTTTAAAATCTGGAGCCAATCTCTTTGCATCCATCGTTTCAATTTCAATGACCGACAAGGAAAACAAATTTAGTTCACTCGCAAATGAAGAGGAACTATCAGGAAGATAGATCGGTAATCCTGCATCTGGTTTAACAGCTTCAAGTTGTTTTTGCGCATTACTGATGATGATGTATTTCGGAAAAGTATCACTATCAACCGTTGCATAATTACTCCAGGCGAGACGAATATGATTAAGAAACATATTTGGGTCTGGAATATCGGAAGCTAATGCCGAAGCTAAGTCGTCTAAAAGTCTTGTATTGCCAGATCTTTCGTCGGCATCGGGATCGAATTTCGGCATGCCGAGATGAGCAAGTGCCTGATCATATAACTGGGGACATCGGTCTATTTTATCGGCCAGTATGCCGGGCAATGGTCTTAAATGGCCATACCGCCAGCTTCTGCCTACCAACAAATGTTTTTTTGGAATATACCAGCGTTGCGAAGGAATCGCCCATTCCTTATTCCCATCCGATTCAATTTCAATCCAAGGCAACGACTTGAGACAATATGCCAGTGGCGATTCTACCTTAATATGTTGTTCTAGACCATCAACTTTCTTGATATCAGAAGTAAGCCACGATTCTTTCCATCGATGCATACCGGCAAAAAGTGAATTCATTAATGCTATGCGAGTCTTTTCATCGAAAATAGCGTATCGCTCAAGGCCCGGAACCATAGACAATGATTGAACCTCATAAGAAAAATAACCTGAATAATACATTTGGTCTCGAACCTTTGGAGAGTAAACTTCTGTATATTTTTTCCATAAATCATCAGGCATGCAAGGTGGCGATATATCTGGAAGTTGGTACGAAGACTTATATGCCATTGTCCCCGCGTCCCAGTCTTTTGGTTCTATTGATACAAGTCTCAGTCCATCAATTACACCGGCCGATTCCAAAAGATCTTGATACATTTCACCTTTTCCATCCCATAACTTATCGATAGGCGGTAAAAGCATCTTTTTTAAATGTTCCTGACATTCTCTAGTATTCGCTCCATTCAGATAGTCAAATACATCCGTTCCCGCCGTACGCTGCCAACTTGGACCGAATAAGCTCAGTTCAATGGGATACCATCCGCCATAACAAGGTACCGGGATCTGTCGCAATAGTTGCAATGTTCCACTTCGACCCTTACCTCTATCAGGCATGCCTGCTACCAGTTTTAATGCCCATAGAAGAATATCCTGACAAATTCTACTTTGGTCACCACGCAATGGCACTGGTAGTGATGGGATTTTGGGGATTAAAACAGATTTGATGATCTCCATGACACGATAGCGCTGCACCAGTGATAATTCCACAAATTTACGAATGACTGTTTGTTGTCTCGCATCTTTCGGATTATAAATCTCTATTTTTTCATTCAGAAATGCAATATGAGCCCTAAGGGTTTGAGGAATATCGCCTGAATCTCCTTCAATCTGTATCTCGTCATCATCTAAACCTTGCCTGGGTGGAAAAAAGATCGTGCAACTTTGATCGCATGAATGGAGTTCCCCGTCACTTCCTAAAAGAATTTTCTTTTCTTTTAGCGGCTCAGCGTTGTTTTTGAAAAGTTTAATGAGATCATGCCAGAACCCATTCCAATTGGCATCTTCCCCTGCTTTAAGTTGTTCTCCAGCGATATTTTCCACAGTTGCTGCCAGATCTTCATCAAGCGGAAAAAGTCTTATACCAATTGCCTCAAAAAGAGATGTGATTTCTCTCTGTCTGCTCATCAAATCTTTATGGACCACATCAAAAGCGGCACAGTCACGTATTTTATCGGGAGTTAGAACATTCGGTGAATGAATTCCCGGGATAAGTTTTGCGTAACCGATAGCTTTCCAGCCTTCATCGGTCAGCATAATTGGCTGTTCAGAAAGATTGATTTTCTTTTCTTTGCAGGCTTCCTTAACAATATTAAACCACTCACTACCCGCATGTGTCTCATATGGTGAAGGCGATAAAATATCCAAAATTGCTCTTGCATCGTCCACGCCTTTACCGGCGAGGCTTTCTAAGATAATTTCGATCGCCTTGCTTCCAATTCTACGCAATAAAAGCTTGTTAAAACGTTTTTCAAAATCAATAGCCGTACGGCTCATATCCCCGTAGAATGGCCCATTGAAATGAGCAGCACATCCTGTTGGCAGCTGCGTAGGAAGATAGATATTAATCCGGCCCTCTTCCGCTTCTTTATCTATCCTTATGGCGATAGAGACCGTCGCCTTTGACAATTCAGGCCAACGGCCGGGAAGTTCGTCTTCAAGTATGGCCTTTTTTATCTCTTCTCTTTCCTCCAGATTGTTTTCCTCGCCGAGTGTAATCGACCACAGCCAGTACTTTTTCTTGGTATATCCCTCTTCTCCATCTTCGACCACTTCCAACTTAATTTCGTGGCCGTTATTTGGATCGTTCAGGGCTTGAGGTTTTCTTTCAATGAGTCGTAGTTTTATTCCGGAGTTCAAAGAGAGGAACTTGACCCGATCAAGAAACAGGATGGTGTTCTCGTCGAGCGCCTCAGTCATCTTCATTGCAAGGGCACATGCGGCATCACTTTTAAAAGGAAGTCGGATAACGGACGCGAAGCCTTTGTCTTCAAAAGCTTTGATCGCTTTTGTTTTATTTGATGGCTGGATTGGAATCGGAAGAAGGTACGGGGAAAGGTATTTCAGCTCCTTAGTTAGCCAATGATCGTCCCTAGAGCAATAGAGATTCCGGAAGTTTGTTAACTGTTCACGACCCCATTCAATAAGCGGCACTGTACTATCGATCGGCGAGCATGGTTTGTCGTCGCCTTTGATAAGGTCAAGGATTGGTTTTTCAAACATTTTTGTGACGCTTGGGCTAAAATAAAAGCAGTAGCCGTCAAATTGCACGCTATTTTTAGTACTACGCGAATAAATCTCCGGTGCATTAGATATTTCCAGAACACTACGGAACCCGATACCTTTATTGCCAATCGATTTTTCGGGATCTTTATCGCTCTGCCCCAATTGTGAAAGGTGTTCGAAGTTCGATCTTGTGAAAGGCGAACCGTCATTGGCAACATATAGTGCTCCATAAGGTGTTTCATCACGGTCAACGAGGATATCCAGCCGACCATGATCGCCGGGTTCATTGTGTTCATTCATGGCATCATGGGCATTTTGAATAAGCTCGATCAGAAAACGTCCGTGATATTGATGCTCGACCTGCTCGGTGAGATTGTGCAAACTCTTGTATCCTGATGTTTCATAAGCTAACTGGGACAGAAAGGTTCTTATCTCCCCTGTCGTCTTCCGTATAATCTCGTTTTGAAAATCCCGCTGGTTCATTATCTGACCCCTCTCTGCTCAAAAACTGCCCACGCGGTGGTGTAGTCAGTTTCACGGTCGCAGCGGTCGAAGGGAGCGGCGTAGGTGATGGTGCGCTCCCGGGGGCCACCGGGGAGGGTGTCGTCCATAATCGTCCGGGAGACGGCCCCTGATTTCATATCCTTAATGTCGTTCCATTCCGGGCGGGAGAATCCTACGCCGGGAAGGCCCTTGCTGCACGTGAAGACGATGCGTCCGTTTTGGTCGTACCAGGTGTCGTTTTCGTTCTGACGCAGGACAGGAAACTGAATCCGGTAGATCGTGCAGAGCTCATCGAGGGTAAGGCCCAGGGCCATCGCCGCCAGGACGTCGATTTCCACAAAGGCCTGACGCCGCTCGTAATCCGTCCTGAGTGCGCAGTTGCGCTGCCATTTCGGGGTCAAGTTGGCGAATTTGCCGTTGACCAGACGTGGATCATCCTTGGTCCAGCGTTCCTGCCGGAAGGACTCGTCCCAGCATTCCTCCCAAAGTTCGGCGTAGTGGGTGGTGAGGCAGTTGAGCTGGAGGATTCGTCCGATACCGACGGGTGAAATATCGATAAGCGGGAGGTTTTCCCAAATGTAGTGAAGATTGCTTCGACCGGTGGACTTGATGTAGAAGTCACTGACCAGCGCCATTGCTATGAAAGCGCTTTTCAGCAGGTTAGTGGAGCCTTTGAAGGCGGTCGTTTGTGCACCGTTGATGTGCGCGGCATTCGGCGGTATTATTGCACCGATCAAGGTCCGTTCAGCCATTGGCCCTATCATTCCTCGAAAAACAAGACGATAGTATTCCGTAACAGGATTATTCTCATCCCATGTGACCTTCGGAGTCCTTTTCAAATATACTTTTGTATCACAGGCAAGGATGTAATTAGTCCGAGGAAGGTAATCATCGGAAAGACCTGTTAAATCAAGAGGATCGTAATGACTATTTGCAGTGCAGCTTCTACGTGGTGTTTTATTAAATGGGTTACCCACGTAAAAATGGGGTCCTGAGAGGATCCAGTTTTCCGGCTTTTCTGCGAACCGGGTTGATCGTTTGATTGTGCCGTCCTTCTCGGCGTTTGTTTCATGCCACATTTCTGTCGAGAAATACTCACCTTCAAGATCGGCTAAGCGCCTCGGATGGACGGCTAATTTCCGAAGCACCTCTATAACCTGTCGGGAATGGATAACGGGGAGTTGGGCTTGGGTAGCCGGAGTACCCATGTCGTCGTAAAGTCGAGAAAAAAGGTCCAAGGTTGAATAATCAACAAGAATGAGACGATGAAGATGCCCCTGTGTGTTCCAATCATTTTCATCATTCTTGATCCCGCCAACCAATCCTTCACCAGCATGGTTAAAACAAGAATCAACGGTTCTCGGATTGAAAAGATTGCTTATGTGAGTAAAGCTGATGTCAGAATTGGGACTGTTTTGGTAAATATGGAGGCCAAAACGCATGCGACCATGATCATTGGTACCCACAAATAGTGAAAACTCATTCTCGAACTGGAAATGATATTTGAGGCGTGGATAGATTGCCTCCCTTAACCTTCCCCCATTTGGGTCATCGTAAACCCCTTCCGGGTGAAGAAAACCTGATACACCCTGCTCTGACCCGATATGCCATGCATGGGGAAGGAAGCACTTATAGAGGTTCGACTGAATACCCTTCAGGATCGGGTAATTCTGATAGGCGTTCAGGAAGCTCTGGGTCCCTTCAAAGGACACATATTCGCCGAAATATTCATCGCGGATCCTCCGTTTGGCAATCGTTTCCTCCCTTATGACGGCCATTTGAGAAGCCGACATATTCCGGATGACGAACAATGGATCGTAATCGCCTAAAAGACCACCTTCGTTCCATTCAATCTTGATCCACGGTGGATTACCGACATTGAGATCAAAACCGCCACGGTCGGCGAAGATGTCGGCGAAGACCAGTTCCCAGTGATGAAAGTGGTGCTTGGCTACCAGGTTACGGACGACGGACAACCGCTCGATACTGTCGCAAAGGGCGTCCACATTCACATGACCGAATTCATTTGTGAAATCCAGCTCCTGCTGCCTGGGGCGATTATCGGGGATCAGAGACATCTGTTCGCCCGCAACCGGAAATGCTTCATAGACTGTCCCCTCAAGAATCAGGCTTAGATCCAAGAAAAATTCGTCCCTGGAAGGGAGCATGTCCGCCTCCTGGATAGGCCAGAACCACAGGGCGCACCAGTAGTCCATGACAAGTTTGAGCCGCCGAAAGGGGCTGGAATTAGGAGCGTTTTGCGACAGGAGTTCCCGGTTGTAAAGTTCGTCTTTTTCTTTGGTTGTCAGGGGCTGTTTGTAGACATTTGTATCGTCATAGCCGAAAAATTGGTATGCGGAACGGGTCTGAAAACGGATCCTGGCTGATTGGGCCGTGTGCCGCTTCCAGAGATTGTCCACAGCATTGGAGAGTCTGAGTAAGGTGTCGATCTCTCCATTATTAAATGGCCTGATGAAATCTTTTCGCCATTGCTTCATCTTCTCTGTTTCTTTTTTTGCCATTCCCCGAACAACCTTATCCGTGTATTTGGCCATGCCTTCGTCGGGAAGAAGGAAATGATAAACCGTTTTTGGCTGTCGAGGTTGTCCAACTGGGACCCGTTCAGGGACGACATCCAGCCAAGTCTCTTTGCCCTTGCGGTTTTCTGCGAGGAGTTCGGCGTCGAAGACCTGGCGCCTCGCGCCGACGAGGGAGTTGCCGCAGACAAGCTGGTTCCCGAACCAGGGAATGACAGGCGGAGCACCGTCATCCTGCACGTACATGGCATTGAGCCAAAGAGAGACCTCTGCCAGTTCCACCGCCACCGGGTTTAAGTCCACGCCAAAAACATTGTTGTCGGCAATGAAAGCCTTCACCTTCTGCTTTTCCTTTCCGTATGCATCATGGGCGATGGTTTTACCCGTTTCTTTTTGCTTTCTGTCCAGATAGGCCTCGGCCAACTGGTTGATGGCCTCGTTGAGGAAGGCAGCGCTTCCCATGGCAAGCTCACAAACAGTCAGTTTCAAAATATCCTCGGCTTGTTTGTCTTTCAGAAGCTCCTTCAGTGCGTATTTGATAAGGCAGCGGGTTAGAACCTCTGGAGTATAGTAAGACGCCGTCTTTTCACGGTTCCGACCGGCCAGACGGTAGATAAAAGTTCCACGGGAGTAGATTTTCAAGGTGCCGTTGTTATTGTACACCCTCTCGGATTCCTCATATTGCTGGAAGTCCTCGGCACCGACAAAAAAGGCGGGTTCCAGTTCGTTGACATCTGTCCCTGCCTTTTTGACTTCATATAGGTCCGTTTCGGCAAAAAAGCCGGTGTAGGAGAGGAGTCCCTCATAGACAGCCCCAAGCTGGTTGATGCCAAGCTGGGCGTAGCTGATCCGGCCGCGTCGTTTGTTGCCGCTTCCACCGCGGGAGAGGGAGAGAAGATCGATGACTTTCTGGAGGACGACATTCCGAAATTTCACGCCATTGAGCAGTGCCGTCCGGGCAAGGTCGAAGAGGTGGCTGTTCAAAGGAAAGAGGCGAAAGACTGGGTGCTGTTCCTCGAAAGCAAGGGCACTCGGTTTTTGCTCATAATTGAACCCCTCGAAGATGAGACGAAAAAGCATCTGGAGGGAGTCGTGGATAAAAAAACCGTTCTGTGAGGGTTCTTCCGTCAAGGGCTGCAATTCCAGGTTTCTAAGGTCTTCCAGACTATAGCCAGTGCGGTATTCCTCGCTGTTCATGGGGGCATAACCTAACTCAGGACGGGCCTCGATATAGAAGAGGAATAGGAGCCGATAGAGATAGCGGAGACATTCACGGGTGAGCTGCTCTGCCATGTCCTTGCCATAAATGCCCTCTTTGCGGACATTGCGGATATAGTAGAGGGCCTCGTTTCCCAGGATCTCCACAGCCTCCCTGGCTGAGTATTTCAGATCCTCTGAAACGGCGAAGGCGTGCTTGTGGGAACTCTCATCCAGGGTGTCTAAGAGGCTTATTCCGTATTCCGGACATATACTCTCGCGGTGCAGGAGGGCTGACATGGCTCGCAGGGTGGCCGGTACGCGGCGACTGAGAATTTCCGCCAGGTCGAAGCGTAGGAAGCGCCGCTCGTTCCATTTGCTCCGATCCAGAAGGATTATGTGGGATAAACTCAGGAGGATAATCCAGCGGGGTGGCTCTGCCAGGGTAAAGATCAGTTTCGTGATGATCTCCGTCAGTGAAATATCAATAAACATGCTGTCTGCCTCAATGGTTCCATACTGGGCTGACAGAAATGAGCTTTCGAGGGGATCTGTATTTTCCGTAACCGGGCTGATTGTCTCCATAATCCAGAGGTCCGGCGCCCCGTTTTTCTTACGAACATCAACGATGATGGGAATCACGGCCCCGGAATCGAGTTCCTTTAGATCAGGAGCGAAATCATAACCTAGGGTGGTGAGAAGTTCAGGGAGAAATTCCCGCTGAGCTGCCAGGATTTCTTCCGGTTTGCGGAGACGTTCCATCCGGTTGCGCAAGGCAAAATAATCCCTGTGCAGGCGGGCTAGGAGTTCGTATGGAGGCTTAATGCCTGATTGTGCTTCCTGTTCCTCCCACTGGCCGAAGAGGCCATTCAGATCGTTTTCCAGAATGGCAGTCAGGTAGTGATGGGTATAGAATTCGTTTTCGTTGCTGATGCCGGTCAGATCAAGCGACATTAGTCGTCTCCCTTCAGGACGGCGACTACCCGGATATAGGGGATGTCTTCCGTGAGCAGGGAGTTTTCGATCCAGCTCCAGTATTCGTCGAAGATACGGTCTATTTCCCGTTGTTTTTGTTGTTTCTTGTCAAGTATGCGGGAAGCTGGCGCTGCATCACCAAAGTCAAATTCCAATTGGCAGTATTGCTTCTGCTTCAGACGGTCCAGTTCCTTGAGTTGTGCATTCAGTTTCACATTGATGGCCGCTTCAGAAGCTTGACGGTGTTCATGCATCCGTTCTTTACTTTTGGCAATGGCGACGGAAAGCATCCTTTTCAGGGTTTCTTTGTCAAATGGTTTGTTCTGATTCGGTATTTTGTTACGGTCCAGTCCTGTCTGCGCTAGGATATCCTGAAAGTCTATTATCCCGTCGAATTGCCCGGCCAGAAAACGCACCCCCATCCAGGAGGCAATCAGGGGCTGGCTTTTCCGGTTGGGGATGATCCCGTAGAGGATGAAAATGGTTTCCCCTGTCTTTAATTTACCGGAAAGGGTCAGGACTGACGCCTGCTGACGGCCAAAGATGGCGAGGAGTTTATCTGTCAGCCACCGCATCAGGGGGTGGAGATCCCAGAGAAGCTGGAGCTTTGGCCAGGTGTCATCCTCTTTGCGGGTTCTACTGATCTCCGCCATAATCAGGTCACGGTCGCCGGAAAGGGTGAACTCGCCGCTTTCCGGCCAGATCTCCCGGGGGAGAAAGCGAAACCTATGTTCCAGTTCCCGTTTCATCTCCAGAGGGACGGCGAAGTTGACCGTCCGGGCGTCGTCGTCGAATTCCGCCTGGAGGGGCTGAGACCCCTTGAGATACGCGATAGCTTCCCGGAAAAATGCATAATCGCTTGAAAAGAGGGAGGGCATGCGTCGCTCGGCCTTGGCTGTGTCTTCACCCATGGGAATGGCTTCGTCGCCCATGAGGAGTCCCAAGGGATCTTTGGGCGCTTTCGCAAGCAGCTTTTCGAAATCATCGACGTCTGCGCTACCTTCAATGGCAGCAGCGGTGATGTTTTCCTCTTCCTCCATATCATACACGCCCATCAAGGCCGATGGGTCGCCGATGTTCTTCACGGCCTGTTCGTCTTTCGTGATCAGCAATTCCAGTATCCGGTTGTCTCCCTTGATTTTTTCGCTGACGCTTTCCGTCATCAGATATACGATCCGGGGCTCGCGCTCCTGCCCGTAGCGGTCAATCCGGCCGTTACGCTGCTGGAAACACATGAAGGACCAGGGAATATCGAAGTGGATCATCTTGTGACAGAGAAAATGAAGGTTGATCCCCTCGGAAGCCACATCGGAGGCCAACAGCAGGCGGACGGGTGCCTCTTCACGACCAAAGTCTTCCACGATCTTCGTCTGGTCCACATCGGGCAGACCGCCGTGAAGGATGGTGATTTGGTCTTCTTTGAGTCCTAGATCTTTCGGTAAATGTTCGTTCAGAAATATCAGTGTCTCGATCCGTTCAGTAAAGATGACCAGGCGATCCTGAGTATCTTTGCCCGTCCAGCCAAAACCGTAAAGCGGATCCTGGATGACGGATAGGAGTTTCTGGTGCTTGCTGAAATTGTTAGAAGTGATTTGCTGGAGGGTGTTGGCCAGTTCTTCGAGGGATTGTATGTCTTTTGTTGGCTCTTCGCTCTCTTCTTTTTGAAGCCGGTCGATCCGGTGTTGAATCGTCTGCAGGCAGGCCGCAGGACTGGAAAAAAGTGACTTTTCCAGGGTGGTCTTGAAGAGCTTACCAGCCGTGCGCCGCTGGTCCAGACGGATAAAATTCATCCGAGTAAAAACTTCGAAGGCGGTTTCTTCTTCCGGTGAAGCCTGGCACTTGGCCACGGAAATCTTCCTCTCCATGAATGATTTTGCTACCTGATCCTTGATATCCTTTTTGAAGCGGCGAATGAAGAGGCCCTTGATATCTTCGGGGCCATATTCTTCCTGATTAGCAATGGCCGTTGGATTAAGCATGTTCATCAGGCTAGCGAAGGCCCTTGGTTTGCCATCATGTGGTGTAGCGGAGAGCATAATCAGGGTATCTGAGCGGTGTTTGAGGAGGTTGGCCAGACGGTAACGCATGGAAAGGGAGGCGGAGTCTGTTCCACGGGCGGCGACATTATGGGCCTCGTCAATGACGATGATATCCCAGTAGCATTTCTCCAGATACGTCCGATATTCGGCGTCTTGTTTGAGGGTGTCGATGGAGATGATGGCCCGGTCAAAATAATAGAAGGGATTGTGATTCGTGGGGATGCAGGAGCGAACCCGCTGAATGCCCACGGAATCTAGGCGCGTCAGCGGGATAGTAAAGCGGCTCCAGAGTTCCTTCTGAAACTGTGTGAGCATGCTTTTTACCGTCAGAACTAGAATGCGTTTGCCCTTGCCCCGGCGAATGAGTTCTGACAGAAGAATGCCCGCCTCGATGGTCTTGCCGAGACCGACAGCGTCGGCCATCAGGATGCGCTGCCGAGGTTGCTGCAGGGCCTGTATGGCAGGATCGAGCTGATAGGGCACTACGTCCATAGCGCCCTGATAGCCGATGTAGAGATTCTCATCCGTTGGCGGGGTTTGACGCAGGAGACTTTCCATGAAAAGGATGGAATCCCGGTAGAAGCTGGAGGTATCGGCGACGAGGTCCGTGTCGGCAGGATTGAGAAGCTCGATCTGATCGATCTCTTCCAGAAAAATGGCCTCCCGATCTTTGACGATCTGGGAAAGACCGATGACAGAGATAGCCTGTCGGCCCGTATCGGTGCGATCCACCTTCCGGACGAGCCATTCTGCATCCCGGATCAGAACCCGGGCACCGGGGGCAAGGACATTACTATACATAAATTGATAGGAAGTTCCTTTTCATCATACGATACGAATAACACAAGAGAGGCAAACTATCAATACTAACATGTCGATATTATGGTTAAAAAACCGAAGTTGAACAGATGCCTTTTAAGACAATCAGCCGAGCAGCAGTGAATCACCACTTAGTGAATTATTAAATGTCATTTGTAATACTATTATATATTGAAAAAATATAACATAAAACAACAGCTTAGGAAGACTTTGCAAGCCACCAGAGTTTTTTTAAGAGCATAAAATATGTGTACGGGACCCATGCCAGTTACAATCAACCCACCCTTATTTTCAACAATGGTGTATATGCCTCCCGGAGAAAAGAATGATCTATTATCATACCTCATTGAGGCTACGTATATCTTTTACATAAATCGGTTTGTAAACTATAAGTATTTTATATTGTACGGCGTGTTGTAAAAATTTTATCTTTCAGTAAAAGCGTCTTGTAAAAGTGTAGTTTTGATCTGCATGAAGCCTTATCTGTTCTGATATCGTCGTAACCACACAAAAATATTTTATTTATGCTTTTCTGCCATTTCTGATTGCCGCCCTTGAGCTACCGCTCTTATTGCCGCCACTATAGCCTTTTGACGGGGTAAGAGCGTTGTTTTATCCTCGCAATCATGCCTGCGACACTTGACGAAGTACATGGACCATCAGCCCTTGAGTATTTCGAACAGAACGGGCTCACATTGCCCACATTGACGAAGCTGCTCAAGAGGGAGCTCAGGGCCAAGGTCACGAAATCAATCAAAGTTAAGGGTGCCGTCAATGCCGACCAGCTTGTTAAGGGCCGGCGTATAGTGGCTGCGTCAGGAACAATCATACAGACAAAGGACAAAGATTCATTCGGCGACGGGGAAACTGTCATCGAGTGGGATGAGATAGCCTGGGATATACGGCAACGCGCCCGCATGGACGCCCACAAGCTTCGCGGGGACTATCCGGCTGAGAAGCGGGAGATCACCGGGGCAGGCGGCGGACCCCTCCAGATGCTCTACGAAGAGATCGTCGGACAGGCAACGGGACTGGTGAATGACAATGACTGAAGAAGCGGAAGCGTTGCAGCAGTTTTATCATGATGAATCACTCGACCGCCTGGGCGACCGTGAGTGGCGCCTGAACAACCTCTATTACATTATCGACGCCAAGGGCAACCGCGTTTTGTTCCAGCCCAACGGCATCCAGCACCACCTCAACCACAGCCTCTGGTACCTCAACCTGATCTTGAAGTCACGCCAGCACGGCATCACCACCGACATCTGCATCCTTTACCTCGATTACTGCCTCTTCACCCCGAACATCCGGGCCGGCATCATCGCCCATACCCGCGACGACGCGGAGATCTTCTTCAACGACAAGATCAAGTACGCTTACGACAACCTCCCGGACCAGGTCAAAGGAATGGTTCCTGCTGATTCCCGGAGCGCACGAGAGCTATCGTTTGGCAACAACAGCGCGATCCGTGTCGGCACCTCGCTTCGCGGTTCTACGTTGCAGCTTTTGCACATATCGGAGTTCGGCAAGATCTGCGCGAAGTACCCGGACAAGGCAAAGGAGATTGTCACCGGATCGCTGAACACGGTCCACCCGGGACAGGTCATCACCATCGAGTCGACGGCTGAAGGCAAGTCCGGCTACTTTTACGACTACTGCACCGATGCCCACAAGAGCGGCATGCGGGGCGGCAAGCTCGCCTCCCTCGAATGGCGGCTTTTTTTCTTCCCCTGGTACCACGACGCCAAGAACAGCGTCGATCCGAAAAACATCGTCATCCCCGAGTCCATGAACGTATACTTCCGCTCCATCGAAGCGAGCGAGAGCATTACCCTGACCGAAGGACAGAAAGCCTGGTATTACCTCAAGTGGAAACTCCAGGGAACCGACATGAAACGCGAGTACCCCTCGACCTTCGACGAGGCCTTCGAGGCGAGCCTGGAGGGGGCATATTTCGCCCACCAGTTTGAGCGCGTCTACCGGGAGAACCGCATCACCGTCGTCCCCTACGAGGAGGGCCTGACGGTCTACACCGCGTGGGACCTCGGCATGGATGACACCACCGATATCTGGTTCGCCCAACACCACGGCCACCAGTGGAGGATCATCGACTTCTATGAGAACAACGGTGAGGGCCTCGCCCACTATGCCCAGGTGCTGCGCGACCGTGAGTACCACTACGGCGGCCACTTCGCCCCTCACGACATCGAGGTCCACGAGCTTGGCACCGGCAAGACCAGGAAGGAGCAGGCAGCCACCTACGGCATCGACTTTACCGTCGCCCCGAAGCTGGCCAAGGCAGACCAGATCGAGGCGGCCAGGAACTTCCTCCAGTTCTGCTGGTTCGACGAGGTGCATTGCAGTGACGGCATCAAGGGCTTGGAAGCATACCGGAAGGCATGGGACGACAAAAATGGCTGCTACAAGCAGGAGCCCCTCCACGATTGGGCCAGCAACCCCGCAGACGCCTTCCTTACCCTTGCGGTTGCCTCCGGCAGCATGGGAGGCACAAGCAATTCCGGTTTCGTCCCCAGGAGAAGCCGATGACCGGCGACTACACGTTAAAAGAGATCCAGGACTTCGTCTACGAGTCCATGCTTGTGTCTGAGGCGTGGCGCGCAGAGGCATGGCGGGACTGTGAGATCTACGACGGCAAGCAGTGGACTGAAGAAGACTATCGAAAGGCGAAAGAAGCGGGCATTGACCCCCTGACCATCAACCGGACATTCCCCGTGGTCAATCTTCTTTTAGGGTCAGAGCAGATAAACAAGAACGACATCACCATCGAGGGACGCACCCAGGACGACGCGGAGATCAGCACCACCATGACCGAGGCGGTCCGCTACATCATGGAGCAGTACAACGGCCCAGCGCTGGTATCGCAGGCATTCAAGGACAGTGTCATACCGGGAGCAGGGTTCCTGTCAATCAGTCATAACCCTGACCCCCGCAGGGAGCGTGTGTGGGTTCAGTATCACGACTGGAAGGACATGGGGTGGGACCCCTTCGGAGACCCGTGGCTGTCGGCCAACGGGTGCCGCTACGTCTACTACCAGCCCTGGAAGGACCTGGACTGGCTGATCACGCAGTTCCCCGAGAAAAAGCAGGAATTACGGGATGCCTTTGAGGAGTATCACGAGCTGTCCCGCAGGGGCAGCATGTCCCGCGGAGCTGTTGTGGATGAGTCAACGTTGATCGAAGAGATGAAGGAACGGGTTGCCATCAACGCCTATGGCAGGAAGCGGGTCAGGCCTGTGGAGCTGTGGTATTGCGTGTACGAGGAAGGCCTCTGGGCCAGGTTCGCCAACGGGGATTCCATTGAGCTCACGAGAGACGCCGACCCCCTTTTCCTGCGGCAGGCTGTCCTGTCCGCACAGGAGGTCGTCAAGGCGCAGGTCCCGAAGATCAAAACCATCACCTTCCTCGGCGACATCGTGCTTAACTGGGGGTACAGCCCGTACAGACACGACGAGTATCCCTTCATACCGTTCTACGGATATCTTGACCGGTTCAACTACCCCTACGGTGTCCCGCGCAACCTCCGGGGCCAGAACGAGGAGATCAACAAGCGCCGGTCAATGGCTTTGGCGCTGCTCAAGAGCAGGCGGGTGACCGTGGAGGAGAAGGTGGTGGACGACGCCACCAAGCTCCAGGACATCTACGAAGAGGCGAACAAGCTCGACGGGTTCATCGTGGTCAAGGAAGGCAAGATCAACGCCGTCAAGGTTGAGGAGATGGCCGAACTGTACCGCCCCCAGGTCGATTTGTTGTTGCAATCGGAGCGGGAGATCCAGGAGGTGTCCGGGGCGAACGCTGATTCCCTCGGGTACAAATCCAGCCAGGTTTCCGGTGTGGCCATCGAGCGCAAACAGCAGCAGGGCAACACCATCCTCGCGCCCATCTTTGGGAACAAGAGACGGTCTGAGAAGCGTCTTGGAGAGCTGATCATCCCCGAGGTCCAGAGCCAGTGGAGGGGGGAGAAGATCCTCCGGGTCACCGACAGGCTCACGGGTGCCAGAAAGTGGGTGCACCTGAACAAGCGCGAGCAGGGTCCCATGGGCGAGGTCGTCCTGCACAACAACATCACCCAGGGCAAGTTCGATTGCGTCGTCTCCGAGGCACCGGCAACCGACACCGTGAGAGAACAGCACCTCAACATGCTCATCGAGTGGGTGAAGAAGAGCCCGCCCGAGATCATCCCGTACCTCATGAACGCGGCCATGGAGATATCGAACCTCCCCAACAAGGACCAGCTCATGGCGCGGATCAGGCCCATCATCGGCATCGAGGGCGACGACCAGAACAGGAGCCCGGAAGAGATCAAGGCCCAGGTTGCGCAGCAGCTGGAGGCGCAGAAGGCGGCACAGGCAAAAGCTGCCCAGGTAGAGGAGGCGGCGCTGCGGCTCAAGCTTGAGAACCTCCAGCTCGTCAACCAAAAGCTCACTGCCGAGATCGAGTCGCTCAGGGCAGGCGACAGGGTGAAGCGTGACGACGCGGCCCNNCCTGCGAGGAATCCGGGCCGGGTATGACATGCAGAAAGACATGATCGCCACAAGGACCGGATATAACCCGGAAACAGCAAAGAAGGCGGCTATCGGCAACGGATACCGGAAGGCAATGGCAGCAGGAGGCACAGCATGACACGACACGAGGAAGCAGTATTCGAGGCAAGGGCAGAGCGGCATTTTCGCAGCCACCGGGAGCTGCCCCATGGACGGGATTTCCGGTGGAACACGTTTCGGTTTAACAACGAGGCGGATTTAGCGCACTACCGGCACAACTTTGACCGAATCTTCCCCAGCGCCCCAGGCGTTGGGATATGAAAGGAGAACCACTATGGACACAAACAGGATGATGAACAGGATATTTTGTGCAGCGCTCTTCGCCATCATGATTGCCCTTCTCGTGGCTGTGATGGCACACGCAGCGGATCTCAAATTTGCGTGGGACAGCTACACCTCCGAGGCCGACGGGTTTCACCTTTACATGGGGACAGCTGCAGGGGTCCAGATTGTTGCGGCCAACCGCGTGGCAACCATCACGCCGAAGACTGCGACCACATACACCCTGGCCAACGTATCACCGGGCACAAAGTTTTTCGTGATGACAGCGTACCTTGGCTCGCTGGAGTCGGGTCCCTCGAACGAGATTTCCACCACTATTCCCCTCCCGGCACCGACCGGGTTGAAGGCAGCAGAGGTTGCTGCGATCCTTCAGGGGGCCAGGTGATGAAGCAGCTGGCACTGTTCCTTGTCGGATTTGCCGGGTTCATCCTCGTGGGCGACCGGATCGACACCATCACCCAGACAGAGGATGGTCACCAGGTCACCTACGAGAAGTACTGCGCCACCAAGGTGGCAAAGGTGGGCAGCAAGTGGCGCGTCACACTGTCAAACGGTGAAACGGTTGAGTTCACCGACCATGCGAGGCTCCGACTTGACTATAACAGGCCGTGCGAATAGGAGCGGCTATGGGGGAGAACGCATGGCTGGCATTGCTGACAGGGTTTTCTGCGACAGGGGTGGCGCTGCTCGGCATCATGCTCACATCGCTGCGGGCATGGAAAAAGGAGCTGCGGGATCACGTGAAGGAAATGTGCAGGCAAAATGAAGAAGCCCACCGGGAACTGTGGGACAGGGTCAACTACCACCGGCACAACGGAGGCGGGAACGTGGTAATCCCGCAGAAAGGATAGCGACATGGGGTATTCCGGATTGTTCTCAAAATTTGTTCCGTGTGCGGGCGCGTCCAGAAGTACCGCAGGGGTGACCGGTTGCCTCACTGGGCTCATCTTACAGATGATGAGTGGGGTGAGATTACAAGGAACGGGTACAGCGAACACCATACCTTGTGTCCGGAGTGCAGGAGGATAGCACATGAAGGAAAACCTTGTATACGGATTCAGAACCACCATGCTCGCTGAGGGCGTCGTGTTTGTGAACGACCCGAACGACCGGGGTGGCCCTACCAAGATGGGTCTCACCCTGGGGCTGATGAAAAACTTGCGGCTGGACCTCAACCATGACGGATGTGTGACCGTGGACGATGTTTACCTCGTGACGGACAACGTTGTCCTCGACGTGTACCAGAAGGAATTCTGGAACCGGGTAAAGGCGGATACATTACCACCCGGCCAGGATGTTCAGACGACGGACTTCGCATTCAATTCCGGCCCCTTCAGGGCTAAGGAATTATTAAGGAAATCACCGAACATCAACGGGTTTGCCCTCCACCAGATCACCTACTACCTGTCCCTTGCGGACCGGCTGCCGGGATACGTGGGATTCTTCCGGGGGCTGACCAGGCGGGCTCTGTCTGTCCTGGCAGCATCGGCTGCACTCTGTGAGTGGTACGAGACCAGCCAGGCCATAACGCGGATTCGGTTGATGCTGGCAGAGGCTGACAAAGATACGACATTTCGCGGCATCTTCCGCGAGAAGGTGCGGAGCGTGCTGAATGGATGAACAGGGGAGCAACTCCATGAATGTAATAGAAGAGATAGCGAAACGTGATGACCTCAAAAACGGTGGATTTGTTGTCAGGATCGGCAAGACTTTCCGCTGGAACTGGGACGACACCATCGCGAAATTCTTCAAGAAACTGTTTCGCAAAGGAGAATAACCATGACATTTTCAGAGAAACTGAAGCTCGTGTTTTCCAGGATATGGGACTTTCTTGCGCCCTTCGTCAGGGTGTTTCTGTCGAGCGCGGGGAACATACTGGCAGCGTCGGCCATAGCGGCAGTGAAGACCATGGCCCAAACCATGGGAGACGCTGACGGCAACGACAAGAGGAAAGCGGCATTCGATGCCATAGTAACCGACCTGAAAGGGCAGGGCATCACCCTCGGCGTCCAGGTGACGACCTCCATGATCTATGCAGCGATCGAGGCAGCGGTCCAGAAGCTCAAGACAGAGGAATAGGCAATGATGAAATATCTCAAGCTGTATGCGAAGTTTAAAGACGCCAGGGCCGCCATCGCGGCAGAGTATTCCATCGGGAAGATCTTCGGCGTGCTGCTGTCAAGGAAGGCGGTGGGGCCAGTCCTTATTCTGATAGGACAGATAGTGCGGGAGTTCTTCGGCGTGTCCATCGATGAGACCGCGCTGAACGAAACCAGTGACGCCATCGTCCTGCTCACTACCATCGGCATCCAGGCCCACGGGGCAATCATGGCGATCGTGTCTGTAGTCAAGGACGTTGTGAATAAGGTGAAAGCGGCCAGGGAGACCGCAACCATGAAATAAGACAAAAACGCACATATCGCCCGCCGCAAAAGTAAGCGGTATCAAGGGCAGCCAGCGCGCTTAAAATGAGCCCCCTGGAACCGGTACGCATGGGAAACACTTCCCTTCGTGACGTACCGGTCTTCAGGGGGCTTTTCGTTGTGACGCTTTCCCGGTAGCGAATACCGGCACCATACATTCGGGGGCCTGCAACCCGGAAAAGAGCAGGCAGAAAAAGGAGTGACACATGGAAACAAACACAGCAGTAGAAGCACCAACCGACGCCGCGGATCAGCGTGATGACCCGAGCGTTCAGGACGCAGCAGAGAGCCGTGCGCCCGAGAACGAAACCGTAACATCCTCGCTGTTCGGGGAGACCGTGACCGACGCCGAACTCATGGGCGAGGAACCAGCAGGGGAAACCCTGGAAGAACCAGCGGAAAGCGGGGAACAACCCGAAAACGCGGAGGACGCAGAGCCGCCCCCCGAGGAACGCAATGATGCCCCCCGGGAAGGAGAAACAAAAGAGGCGGTGAAGCCTCCAACGGGATACGTGCCGCTGGCAGCGCTCCACGAGGAACGGGGCAAACGGCAGGCAATGTCCTCACGGATTCAGGAACTTGAGGCAGCGGTTGCGACCCTGTCCCAGGGGAAACCGGCAGAGGAACAACAGCCGCAGAAAGAAGAGGTGCAGGCCAGGGAAGAGGAAGGATTGCCCCAGGATTTCAAGGTATTGAGCGCAAAAGAGTACCGCGAGCTTGCCGAGAACGACCTGGTGGAAGCCCAGATCTACCTCCACAACCTGAACCGGTTTCAGAAGCAGGAGGAACAGAACCAGAAGGAAGAGCAGCAGAGGAAGGCCGCTGAGCACCAGACGAAGGCCCTGATCCAGCAGCGCTACACCGAGATGGAACAGGCGGTGCCGGGGATATTCGCCGAGGATGGTGACGTCAACAAGTCACTCACCAGGTTTGCGGCTGACAACGGCATGGACGAGACGTTCGTCTCCGTCCTGACCGACCCCACCACCCGCATCGTCGGGGAGGACGGGCGCGTAGTACTCCTCGGGAAAGGGGCGGTGCAGATGCTCACCCTGCTCAACAACGCATACAAGGCTGTGAAGCCTGATTTAACAAAGGAAGATTTACTGAAGGCCCAGGGGGCAGCAGAGCTCCTGGGGAAAATACACAACACAACAACGGGCTATCGCAATATCGGGGGCACCCCTCCCGGCGGATCGTCCGTGCCGAACGACCCCAACCGGGTCGTTACCGAGGCGGAAATGGCGCGGATGTCAACGGAAGAACAGGAGCGGTACCTCCAGGGCAGATAAGACCCTAAATAAGGAGAACGAACATGGCAGCAACAGATTTTCCATTAAACGACCCATTGGCAGTGCGCCGGTGGAGCACGTCGCTGGCCGTGGAAGCCGAGAAGAAGCAGTACTTCCGGAAGTTCATGGGCACCGACGAGAATGCGCTGATCAAGATTCAGCAGGAATTGTCCAAGAAGGCCGGTGAGATGATCACCGTGGGCCTCAGAATGAAACTGGCCGGGGACGGCACCGAGGGCGACAACATCATCGAGGGAACGAGTGCGGAAGAGGCCCTCAACTTCTTCTACGATGCGCTCTACATCGACCAGAGGAGGAAGGGCACCAAGTCCAAGGGCCAGATGTCCGAGCAGCGCGTCCCCTACAACATGAGGAAAGAAGGCCGCGACGCCCTTGCCACGTGGTGGGCAGAGGACTATGACGAGCAGATCATGATGTACCTCGCCGGCGCCAGAGGGATCGATGCGTCGCTGCACGCGCCGCTGGGCTTCACCGGTCGGGCGAGCAATGCGCTGACCGTGCCGGACTCAAACCACATCTTCTACGGAGGGAACGCAACCGGCAAGGCTGACCTCGACTCAGGCGACAAGATGGACCTCACCATCTGCGACAAGGCCGTGGCCTCCGTGGAAACGGTTGACCCGGTCATGCTCCCCTTCTCCGTGGACGGAGAGCTTGAATACGTGCTGCTCATGCACGTGTGGCAGGCGTTTGATCTCAGGGCTTCGGTGAGCGCCAACGACTGGATCGACATCCACAAGAACACCGACGGCAAGGACAGCCTGATCTACAAGAACGCTTTGGGCAGCTACAACGGAATTGTCATGCACAAGCACCGGAACGTGATCCGCTTTTCCGACTACGGCTCCGACGGAGCACAGCCCGCAGCCAGGGCGCTTCTGCTCGGCGCGCAGGCGGGGATCATCGCCTGGGGCGGGAACAACGCCCCCGGACGGTACACCTGGAACGAGGAGACGGACGACAGGGGCAACGCGCTGGCTATTACTGCAGGCACCATCTACGGCGTGAAGAAGTCCCGGTACAACAGCAAAGACTTCGGGGTCGTTGCAGTGGACACTTACTGCATCAACCCGAACGCATAGGATAAGGGGGTGATACCATGGCAGCAGTAACCGTGCAGTCAAGTGCAGTATTAGCCGGGATCAAACCCGACGACAGAAGGGCCGGCGTTGTTTTGTGCAGGACCGGGTATTACAAGGCAGCAGCCGCCCTCGATGCGAACAGCGTCGTTCAGATGGTTCCGGTACCGAAGGGGGCGCAGATCCTCGACATCCACATGTTCGTGGGCGACTCAGGCGCAGGCAGGACCTTCGACGTGGGCGACGGAACCACCGTTGACAGGTTTCTCGATGGGATTGACCCGTCGAGTGGCCCGATCAGAAGCGACTACCACGAAGATGGCGACATGGCGTGCGTTGAAAACTATCAGTATGCCGCCGACGACACCATCGACGTGAAGTGGCTCGGTGATACCCTTGAGGTGAATCAGACGATCTTCATGAACGTCTTCTACAAGATGGGAGACACCATCGAAGACGAGCTAAACACCTACGCATAACCGTGTATAAACCGGGGCGTTAACGGGACATGATTCCGCGCCCCGGTCCCCTTATAAAGGAGGGCTATCATGTCATTACTTATCGGAAGACCAACATGGCGCAGCAGCGATCCCGACAAGAACGCGCTCAACGCCATTACCCTTGGGCTCTATCAGCACGACGGGCTTATCCTCGGGTCGGGCAAATCGACTTCATACAAGTCTACGTCACTGGCAGACAAGAATTTCATTTCATTTTACCTGGGATCATCTGCGCCATCCGGCACATCCCGGGGCATGTATTTGCGGCTTTATCTCACCGGCGGTGCAGGCGGAGAAGCGTTACGCGCCTTCTGCACGGTGAGCAGCAACACGCCGGTGGACACGGTCAACGGGGCTCATATATCTCTGAACTTCGGATCCTCAGCCGGGAACGTCACCGGCCTCGGGACAGCAGTGAGGGCAACGGTGCATGTGCCGAACAGGTCCCTCGGAGGTACCGGGGCAGCGCTCCAGGCCGAGCTATACTCCGATGGCGCAAGCTCGACCATCGGGGGAAAGTGGGCCTGCGTGAGACTCGTGAACGGCGGAAACGCAACCGGTATCGCGGCCATTGACGACACTGCCTATGCCTTGAGCTTCTCGGGGTTCACCGGGGGGTCCGGCAACGTGATCGGCGCGGCAGGAGATGAACCAACGTGGGCTACCGGCAACACCGTCAAGATCAGATGCTGGGACGAAACAGGCAACCGCGCCCTGTACCTGATTGCAACACTGGCATAACAACGGGGGAGGGTGACTCCCCCACTTATTGTACGAAAGGAGAAAACCATGCGGAAATTTGACGTATCGGAGTATGAAGTGACCATACAGAACGGGCAGACCATGCCATACCGCGTGAAGGATTCGGCGGTGACTGTACTTTTTAACCCGGACAGAAAGTTAAGTGCAGTTGAACTGCTCAAGACTAACACGCTGGCCCAACGGATCATGGCGGCAGAGGGCCACATGCTTCTCGAAGAGGCCGACTATGCTGAGTTGAAAAAAGCCTGCGAAACTGTGAGGGGGTATGGGAAAGAGGACGTGGAATTCGTCCGAAGGATCCTCGAAGCCCCTGAAATAAATGTCGTCGAGGAGAAATAATATTATGAAATACGTGAGACTGCAGTACATTGGAAAGAAACCATCCCTGCACCTGACCATGGCTCGCCTCAAGGCAGAATATACCTTTGATAAAGGCAACGAAATGACTGCACCAGTCGAGTATGGCGACGCTGCCTATCTGTTACGAACAAATATAGCCATTTTCAAGGTTGTTGGCGGACCTTTCGAATCAGAATCACAGCCCACACTAAAGAACCAGGAAGAGCAGAGTGTGCCTGAACCAACAATGATGGAAAAGAGCCCGAGCGGGGACACGGCGTCAGTATCACTTGTCGGAGACAGTGTGGAAGATGATGGGCCTATTCCCGCCATAAAGGAAGCTGAAATAACACCTGCACCGGAAGGGCCAAAGGTAACGATCAAAAAAGGGAAGAAATAGATGACCCTCTACGAATTGATCGTTGACTATGACGGAGCATGGACAGCCCTGGAAGACGAGGCCACCGAACACTTTTGGGGCATCGAGGAACTGACCAACTATTTCAACAAGGCCGAACGGGAGGCAGCAGCCCGCTCCCTTTGTTTGCGCTACCGGCATACGAGCGACATATTCGGCACGGCAAACCCTGCCTTGCCAAGCAAAGAGGCCGACGCCTATTGCACGGTCGCCATCACGACAGGCATTGCCGAGTATGTCAGGAACCCGAAGATCATCGAGATCATTTCGGCGCGGTTAAAAGACGAAGAGTACCCCCTTTCCATAGTAACCAGGCAACAGCTTATGAACGTGGAAGGCGAGGATGCTTTGACGCTTGCCGCAGCATCTATTTCCGGGGTGCCCGAGTATCTCATTGCCGAGATCGGCACCGAATTGCTCTTTTGGCCCATACCGGACGCTGCGTACACCGCCTATTTCACCGTTGCCATTCTCCCACGCTTTCCCATGGCTGTACCAGAATACGGAACGGACATCTCTTTTGACGAGACAACCAAGCAGATCCGCCGCGCTGCCGGTTCGTTTACAACCGATGGCTACCAGGCGGGGGGAACGGTGAACATCAAAGGCTCGGTAAGTAATGACGGAGACTACACTATTACCACCGTTGCCAAAACCGTGCTGACCGTTTCGGAAACGATCATAAACGAGGCAGCAGGGGAACCCGTGGTTGTATCGTCCTCGCCGGAGATCCCGGAGCAGTACCACCGCGATCTGATCGACTACATATGCTATTTGGCATACAAGAAGAACGGGAAGAAGACCCTCGACCTTCAACGGTCCATGACGCACCTGGAATTGTTCACCGCCGTATTCGGTCCCAGGAAAACGGCATCGATCGAACAAATGAGAGTTGCTACGCAGCTCAAAGGACGCGGAGCAAGCAGCAAATACCGCATATAAAAGGGTAAGCCATGCCGGAAGCAATTCCCTACAAGATACGCTCGATCCCCATGACGGGAAGGCTCATCGAGGCCGTTGATCCTATCATGGTTGGCGAGAACTTCCGTGAGCTGAAGAACTTGAGGCCCACCGCGACGCACAAGAGGGCAGTGGGGGGCATGACGAAAGTTACGACTGCGGCCCTGACCTTCGAGGATGCGCAGAACCGCGCCGCAAAGATACGAAACGCCATCCATTTCGTCAAAGAGGAACCCTACGAAAGCCACATCGTTGTCGAGGCGTACAATTACGCGGAGAACTCCCTGCGCCTGTACACCCTCGACGGCGCCATCCCCAGTGCCGACACCTTCGGCACCATGCTTTACAGCGTGGCCGAGAAATGGGCAGCGGCAACGGCAGTCACGAAGGGCACCATCGTCTTCCCGACGACGCACAGCGGATACCATTACGAGTGCGTCAAGGCCGGTACCACCCATGGAACCACCGAACCCACGTGGCCGACAACTCCGCTGGCTACAATCCTTGACAATACGTCCGTGTGGATATGCCGGGAGGGGACCCTTCACGGGGCATTTTCCCTTACAACGGACGGCTCGCTCGTTTACGCCAACAGCGCCAAGATCCTCATATGGCCGGGAACGGAACACAGGGCCGGAGCAGTGGTGAACGCAAGCACGGCAGCTTTTCCCATGCCGGACATGGACGACATGTTCGATTTCACCGACCATCTTCAGAACACCTTCACCGACGACCGGAATGTTGCCATCGTGACCGGCCTCTCATACAGCCTCGGCGTGTACAGCGCGGATGTGTACATCGGGTCGCCCTACCGCATCAACGGGGCGAAGTTTTACGTTCAGAATCCCGTGGGCTACACCCCGGCAACCCAAAACTGCGAGACGGCCTATTGGGCCAACGGCGGGATGCAGGATGTTTTGAACACCGACGGCACCAAGACCGGCACCAACACGCTGACACAAACAGGATCCGTTACGTTCTTGTCCGACACAACCGCCCTGGTTGAACCGGCCCTAATCTTCGGAAGGATGCTTTATTGGTATCGCTTCCGCTTCAAGAACGTGCCGAACTCGGGAACGAGCAGGCCCATACTGTATTTTGTCACCATCGACGCGCCCATGCAATTATTGACGAATATATGGGACGGAACGCCAACGCCGCTTCTCGCGGCATGGAAAAGCCCCTCGACAGATAAGTACATCGACTACACCACCGTGGTGGCAGAACAAGATAACGTCAAGGTGTATGTCGGGAGCTGGAGAAGCAACCCGTCTTTCGCCATGAATCTCAGCGGCTTCAAGGCGGCCGACAGAATGTACTTTGGCAGCGCAGTGAGGCTGACGGGATTGCAGATTACCATGTCACAGGATGACCGGAACAGAAGGGCGGCGATCATTCGCGTCGATTACTTCAACGGCACAACCTGGGTGCGCTGCGCGGACATCCGGGACGGAACAGTGAACGACGGCAAATCGCTCTGGTTGTCGGGCACGGTCACGTGGACGCCCCCGGCGGCATCAGTAGAATTCAAGACGTGCGTCAACAACGATGTTGAGCTGTTCTATTACTGCGTGTATTGGTCAACATACCTATCGGACAGCGACGTGTGGGTAGACAAGATTGTCGGTATCCCTATGCCGGTGCCGCTGACCGGAAGCACCAGCGCCTTCGTTGCCCAGGACCGACTCTTCCTTGTGAAGGAGAACACGCTCGAATGCTCCCCCGTGAGCAGGCCGTCGGTCATAAACGGGTCCGAACACGTCACGTTTACCATGGGAGATGAAAGCCCCATAACGGGAGGCTGTCACCTCTTCAGCATCCAGGGATCGGAGTATTACAGCCCCATCCTTATCTTCAAGAAGACGGCAACCTTTCTTCTCACCGGCACCGGACCCGATTGGAAACGCCATGAGCTTTCCCGCTACGACGGGCTGGCCGCCCCCGACACGCTGGTTGTCGCCAACCTCCCCATATCCATACCTGGATTCGGCACAACCGTCGCCATCGGCCAGGGAGCCACCGGCATCTTCATTAGTGACGGGCGCCCGCCACGGATCGTGAGCAAGGACATCGAGCAATATTTTGACCCGAGGCACGACGACTACATCCTCCCTTACAATTTGGACAAATCAGTGGGCTTCATGGACTACGACCTTCTCGAATACCACTGGCTTTTTCTTTCCGGCACGGCAGAAACAAGAAAGGAAATGGTCCTCAACCTCCAAACCATGGAATGGTTCGAGATCGACCGGGGGAGCCACCTCCTCGAATTCGGCTTTTCCGTGAAGGACACCTATAAAAAGCACTACACCTACGGCACGTGCAGCGACGCTTATGTCAAGCGCCTTGAATACGGCACCAGCTTCGACGGAGACGACATTGTATGTACCATGTGGCCCGGCGACGTCGCCCTTACGGGGGATCCTACCATCGAGACACGATGCGAACAGGTGCAGATCCTCTGCATGGCCAAGGAAGTGTCCACCGACAACGTGACGTACGACCATTACCTCGACACGAACGTGACAGTCATGGACCGGGATATTACCCTGGCCCCCAGGGCGGACGGGAAACGGGTGGCGAACATGATCGCCAAGGTGAAGTCACCCTATGCAGTCTTCCATTCCGGCAAAGCGTCCTTTTCCTGCGACGACGAGGACATAGCCTTCGAGCCGCTCTTGTGGATGTACCACTACGAGATCGAACACCAGCGGGTCAAGCCCAACCAGCCTTACGGGGCTTTGGCCAGGTCATGGCTCTATAACGAAGGAGATTGACGATGCGGAGAAAATACAGCGCAACCGTCCGTGACCGACACGGGAACATCGTAGCCAGCGCGTCGGTTTCTGTCTTCCTGGCAGGGACGACAACCCCGGCGGACATCTACACGACGCTGACCGGGGAAACAGCCGTCAACGGAATCGTGTCCGACGAGGCCGGGCGGTACACCTTTTATGTTGACGCCTTCGACTACGATGTTGATCAAACCTTCAAGATCGTATGCTCCAAGGGCACCATGACGGCCCTTACCATTGACAACGTGTACATCGAGGACATCGTCCTCGGGGAATATGCCGTCGCGGCAGACAGGACGGTAACAACAAATGTAGCCCCGCCCAAGGGAGTTACTTACAACGTGGCAACCGGGAAGACGCTCACCTTTACCGGATCCTTTTCGGCAGGGCTGTACCCGGTGTTCACGGGTGCCGGCTCGGTCGTCTTCGGCCCGGGAGCGGTGAAAGAGTGCTGCCCTTCATGGTTCGGCACCGGAGCGGCTGCGGAAGCAAAGGCGAGATCGGCGATCGCGGCCATAACCTGGCCGCTGGTTTACAAGCGGGTGACGCTGTTCTATGGCACGGGTGATCCGCCGGATGCGTCAACGGTCCCGGAAGGGTCCATTTACTTTCAGTACACTCCATAAGGGAGGCCGGTAATGGCAAAGCATTGCTTGGAGTTGTATTTGGCCCTGGGAATAGGGCTTATCAGAGGAAATTACAAGGTTTACGAGTGTGTATGCAGCGCGCAGCCCGCCACGGTTGAAGAGGCGCGGACAACGTACAACCTTGCGGAAAAAGAATTTGACTACGCGGATATTGTACCCGACGACGCGGGAAAACTCACCATACCCGTGGCCGAGGGACTCGACATAACCGGATCAGGGGATGCAACGCACATCGCGCTGGTGAGGGAGAACCCCGCAACCACGTTTGCCCTTGTTGCCGTCACCACGTGCGACACGCAAGCACTGGTAAGCGGCGGAAAGGTCACGGTGCCCTCGTGGGAGATCATCCTGGGGCAGCCGACATAGAGGAGACGACGATGAAAGAATCTTTAAAATGTAGGATTTGCAGATTAGAGACCAGGTTCAAGGAAATCCTCAAGGAAGAACAAAAACCGGTAGTCTTGAAGGTACACAGCATCTCGATCGGCACAACAACCAAACCAAAACAGGAGAAAGGCCATGGCCCAGTGGATAACTGACGAGATCCTGGATTTTTTTTTGGAGATTATTCGCGCGGGGCTTCCGTATGACACGAGGCTCAGCGCATGTAGCGCGCAGCCGCTGACCTTCGACGAGGCCAGGACAACGTATATGCTCGCCGAGACAGTGGTTGACTTGTCATCCGTGACACAGGAGGACGGTGATACTTGGGGACGGAAGATGACGATCCCCGAGGTGGCAGATGCGCCCATAACGAACAGCGGGCTGGCGACGCACGTCGCTTTGACAGCGTATTACAACGGTACGTACACGGACCAGAAATTGGTGTACGTCACAACGTGCGAAGAATTAACGCTCGTGGCGGGCGGCACCATCACCTTTCCGGCGTGGGACATAGAAGTGGCAGACCCATCACTACCAGCATAAAAGGAGAACAATCATGGCTGATTTCAACAAGTTTAACAAATTTGTGGAAGAACTGGCAAAGGGGGCGCACCACCTCCATGCGGCAGGGGATGTCGTCAAGGTATACCTGACGAACAACGCGCCAAGCGCCGCTGACGATGCCGTCTTGACCGACCTTGCAGGCATTACCGAGCAGAACGGCTATGCCGCCGCAGACATCCAGAATGACGTGGCAGAATCAAGCGGCACCGCTTCGGTGACCGGCGTCGACGTGGAGTGGACTGCGACGGGGGCAGTGGGGCCGTTCAGATACGCAGTCCTCTATAATGATACCCATGGTAATGATGCGCTTATCGGCTGGTGGGATTACGGCTCAAGCATTTCCCTTGCCAATGGCGAGAAGTTCAAGGTCGATTTCGGGGCCTCCATATTCACCATAACGTAAGAATCACAGGTGCCGGGTGCGGGTTCAAGCCCGTACCCGGCATAACCGCCATGCAGGGGGAGTAAAAAGGGAGTGAAATGGCCAGTATTGTCCAACAGATATCGCTTCAGACAGATATAGAGGCCATATCTGCAACCTCTTATGCGGCCATTGGCAATATCGTCCACAGATATTGGGATGCCGACCTGTATGACGGTACGATAGAAGTTTTCTTTGACGCTACCCTCGATCCAGTGGGTGCTGCAAGAACTATCTATGCAGCCCTCTACGATGGGGCTGGCAATCAAGTAGAAGGCTCTGAAATCTCACTGACAGGAACAACTACCCCTACCCTTGTCCGTTCTGGGGCTATCACCCTCACCGACAACACCGAATACCATGTAAGGGCTAAAAGAGCAGTAGGAAACGGCCAGCTTGGCGGATGCCGACTGGTCATCAAGCAGTCAGGAACGATTACCAAGACTGCCACCTACATTGACCTTGCTGGTATGCCCGATGGCACAACGGCTGGCTCTTATGGCTATGTAGGCAATTCATATTCATGGATGTACGATGCCGATATGTATGATGGCATTACGGGAATCTTTTTTGAAGCAGAGCTGATGCACAGCACTGGGGCTGTCAGCATGGGCTGTGAGCTTTACAACAAGAGCAATTCAGCACAAATTGTAGAGCTAACTTCCAACAGCACAACGTATGGCAGAAACAGGTCAGCCGATATAAAGGCAAGCATTGCCGATGCAAAAGAATATGGTATTCGGCAGAAAGACGGTGGCGCTGGAACTGGTTACACCAGTGGAGCCTCACTTATCATCGTACAGCAAAACTTCTCTAAAAGCTGTTCGCTCATAGCTGTTCCGCAAATGTCAGGTTCTTTACCCACTGGTATATATGTACCAATTTATTTTGAGTTTACCAAGGCAGATTGGTCATGTAAGACGATAACGGCTAAGTTCTTCGCCCATGCCTTTGGTGGTGGTCAAACAGATGTTTCTTTCGGAGTTATTCTAAGGGAATGGAATGGTACTGGTAATGTTGCATCTCTGTCACTGGGTGGTGGTGAATTAACGTCAGGCAGCGTTCCCCAAGACCAGGCAGTTGATGCTGATGACATTTATGCTTCTTTGGATGCAACACAAGATTATCGGGCTTGGGTATGGGGTTATGATCTTGAAGGTACTGGAAGCTGCACTTGTTATCAGTATGGGCTGCAAGTCGAGTTTACCCTTCCGGTTAACAGGACCCTTGATGCAACCGGTTCATCGTACTCCGTCACCGGGACAGCAGCCACCCTTAAAAAAAGCAGCCTGGTAGGCGCCGGGGCTGGATCGTACGTCGTATCCGGGACAGCAGCCACCCTGACGTACACACAAACAGTGCGGACACTGACAGCGGAATCCGCTGATTTCTACATAATGGGTCCCGTCGGCGGTAAGACCCTCAAGAAGTCATTGAGCCTTGTGCCGGCTTCGGAAGGCTCATTTGCCGTTACGGGCACTGCGGCGGGCTTCATTCGCTCGCACGTCCTGGCCGCGTCATCCGACGAATATACCGTCACCGGAACAGCGGCGACATTTCTGTACAGCAGAATACTCGGCGCGAGCGCGGGATCGTATGCCATAACCTGCACGGCAGTTGATTTTGTGGCGGGAATGGGTATTGCGGCAGCGNNGCAGTCACCGGCTCGGCAGCAGACCTATGCCGATCATACCTTTTCAGCGTCTCAAAGGGCACCTTCGCCGTCACCGGCACAGTGGCGACATTTGAAAGAACGCAGGGCGTCCTGGCCTCGCCGGGAACGTTAGCCGTCACGGGAACGGGAACGGGGCTTTTAAAAGACCATATCCTTGCCGCGGATCCCGACAAAAGCGAAACCGTTATCACGCGCTATGCTGCCGACGCATGGGAAGGGGAATTCGCCCAGGCGTCGCTGACAACCACATGGACTCCGACAGATCTGCCGGACGACATCGCGATCGTATTGTTTGGCCTGGACAGCCGCGCGGAGATCGCGTCCGTTACCCTCGGGGGAAGAGAATTCACGAAACTTGCCGAAGTCGAGGGAACAGGATCGGGCTACCACCGGGGTGAACTGTGGTGCCTTGTAAACCCGCCCCACGTAGAATCGGAGTTTGCGATCACGCTGAACGACTCGCAAGGCACATGGACCATCTACCGGGTTGAACATTACTATAACGTCAACCAATATGACCCGTTCGGCGACGTTGCGGCATCGTTTGTTAATTACGGCGCTGAAATATCCAACACGGTCGAGGACGTGCAGCCGGGACAATTCCCCTTCGACTGGCTGGTTCACACGATTGCCTGGTACGCGATCACGCCAGGGGTGGATCAGACCGTAATAGCCAATTTGAACACCGGGCATTTCGCCCATGGCCTGTCGCATCGTTACGGCGACACAGGAGACGTGGATTTTACATGGTCATTCCAGGGCGTAAACGGCGACAAAGTCCACATCGCCACCGTATTCCAGCAGCCGGCCTTCCGGAACATATTTACTATCACCGGATCCGCCGCGACCCTGCTCAAGATTGTCGAAATGACGATCCACGACACGGCGCACGGCATTACCATGACGGGTATCGTTCTGATCGTGTCAACAGCACAAGAGCTCGTGATCGAGGACAGCGCACACGCGTTGACCATGGGAAATGTAACCCTCACGATGCCGGACACGCTGACGATTGCCGACGCGACCCATGGCCTCACCATGCCGAACGTTGGCCTTGTCATGCCCGGGACGCTCACCATCAACGACGCGGCCCATGCGTTGACGATGCCGAACATTGCCCTGGGCGGGATAGCGTACGGGAATTTAGGGGCCATAATCCAAATTGACGGTGAGTGGAAGGACGTAACCGCAATACAGGTACAAACGGGGGGCGAATGGAAAGACGTCACCGGTATGACATTACGGCAATAGAAGGAGACGGACAATGAGAACACCAAATACTACAAATTACAGCTTACAACCGGACGCACTCAAGCAGATCGAGGCGAAGATGCGGCAGATGCAGGCTACCGGGACCGTGGTTACCCCCGAAATGATGGAGGCCATGTACAGTGCCGCGCTGAAGACCGGCACCGATCTGAACAGGCTCCAGGGAGCGGAGAACGTGACCGGGATGAAAGAGGCTTACGAGACGAGACGCCAGGAACACGCCGCGAGAAAGGCACAGGACGCGGAGATGGCCAAAGGGATCGGCGGCACCCTCGGGAACATCGGCCTTCGTTACGGGGCCAAATACGTTGATAAAAAATTCTTCCCGGAAACAGCAAAGCCAGGGGCAACGCCCGGCGCGTCGGTATCGGGAGAGCTGAACACCATCGGCGGACAGCCCATGGAGCTTGGCAGAATGAAGACGCTTGGCGGAGAAAACGTAAGCCTCGGCGGACAACCCACGCTCATGCCGGAGGGGAACCCCTTGGCCGGGTATGGAAGCGCGGCCAACATGGAATCGCTTGAGCTTGCACCGTCAACACTGCCGGGGCCGGGGCCGGTAACGGCACCACCGGTAACACCTGGTCCGCTTGTCGGGCCGACCGTGGAAACCGGCGGGGCGATCCTTCCTTCAAGCCAACTCGGAGGGCAGGGAATAGCAACACCGGTAGCGGAACTGGGAACAAACTTGATAGAGCCGGTGGCAGAACTTGGGGGAAGCGCGCTGGCGGAAACAGGGGCGACGCAGATAGGCAGCCAGGTTGCATCGACGGCACCAGCCTTCTCGGCAACGTCCGCACTTGGGCCGGCTGGCGCAGGATCCATTGCATCCGGTATCATGGGAGCCACGGGCGTCAGGGACGACGTGGGAAAGGCCATGCTTTTGGGCCAGGGCGGAGAAAACGAACAGGACATCGCCGGAGGTGTTACAGGCGGAGCAGCGGCAGGGGCCGCAGCGGGAACATGGGTTTTCCCAGGGGTAGGAACAGCGGTCGGCGGGCTTCTCGGCGGCATAGCCGGAGGTGTAGCCACGGCCTTCGAGGATGACTGCATCATCGTCACGTGCTGCCATGGAAGTAATTCAAAAGAGGTTCAGATCGCCAAAGAATACCGCGACCGGTTCATGTCAAAGCGGCAGATCCGCGGCTATTATGTTATGGCTGAACTGCTCGTGCCTCGCATGACGCAAAAGCCCGGGCTGAAAAAAGCAGTAAAGCGGCTCCTCGTTGACCGGCTCATACCATACGGAATGTGGGCTACAGGAAAGACAACCAGATGGCCGTCCGTGACGAGCTATTTCGTAACCAAGGCATTTCTTGGATTATGCAGTATATTCGGCGCGTTGGTTCCACAATATGAAAGAATAACCGGGGAGGTGTACTAATGAATTTAAAAGACGTGTCCATAGGTTTTACCCACGCACTCAACAAGGGGATCCCCGAAATAGATGAACGCGCGATCCGCAACGAAGAACTGGGAATGAGAAAAGACACCCACGCCCTCCAGCTGAGAAAAGCGCAGCGGGAAGAGGAACTCCTGGCGACAATAAAGGGCCACGTTGACGAATACCGGAACGCGGTGGCGAACCTTCCGCCAGGTCCGGCTATCGGCGGCGGGCAGCCACAGCAACCCCAGGTGTCTCCATTGTTGCTGACGTCGGGTACCCCTGCTCCATCGGTACCAACCGTGACGACAATCGGACAGCCGAACGTTGACAGCGGGTCCGGAACGGCCATAGCGCAGCCACCACCTCAAGCACCACCGCAGGCACCAGGGCAGCAATCCATACCGGGGCCAGTAGAACTCCAGAACAACGACCCGGTGACGAACCCGCCGCAAAACGAACCGGCACTTCAAGAACGCGGCAAGATGATGATGAAGATCCATGACACGCTCCTGGCGAATGGCCAGTTTGACGCGGCCAATAAGATTCAGAAGGCCGAACTCGACAACATTTTTGCGATTGCGAAGATATCACCACAGGGAGCCATGAAGGCATGGAACTCCAACCCGTGGATCACAAAGAAATATGGCCAGGTCAAGCCGGGGGATATTACCCAAAAGGGTGAGTGGAGCTTCATGAAAATAGGCGGCGACGGCCTTGTCCGCTGGAACAAAAACGGAACGTTTGAGATGGTCCAGAAGCCAACCGCAGCCGGAGGGAAGGTGCCGACACCGCAGATGTACGTCGAGAAGCCCATCGGCCCGAATATGCAGCAGAAATTCCAGTGGAACCCGCAGACGGGCAACCACGACGTACCATTCGGCGCACCATACCGCATCCATAAACCCGACGGCGGTGGAGGGAGCGGCGGAAATGGCAGGGGCAGCGCGGCTGATACACGGGAATTTAGAATGCACCTGGGCCAGCTCAACGGCCTCTACAAATCCATGGCCGGCATCCAGAAGGGCGTTGACCCGATTACGCAACAGATCATACCGCAAGATCAGATCGAGGCGGCAAAGGCCACGATCCAGGGGCAGATCAACAGCCTTGAATCACTCATGCAAGAAGACTACCCCGATCACTGGGCACGGTACCGCAAACAGCCCAAGGCCGGCGGAGCTATCGGCGGAAACGGGAAACAGGATTACAAGGCAAATAAAACCGGCAACATTTCCAAAGCGGCTGATTATTTCCGCGATAATGCCGGCACACTTGGCCAAAAAGCCATGTATGACAGGCTCATAGCGGCAGGCTACAGCGAGGACAGCATAAAGCAGGGCTGGAAACAATTTAAGGGTGTACGGTAACGGGAGGACAAAGCGTGGCTAACGACAACTTTCTTGATGAACTCGCTGGAACAACGACAATAGAGGGAAAAAAAGCAGAAAAACCGGCAAAACGAGGATTTCTTGATGAACTGGCCGGGACAACGGAAACGTTCGGCCCCGACACGGACGACCGAAGCATCTACCGGAAGATCGGGGAGAGCATGGTGGGCATCACGCGGGAAGGCGTCAAAGGCATTGCCCGCGGATGGCTCCAGGCGAACAAGGGCATAGGCTCTGCCATCGAGTACCTCGGACGAATAGGCGACCAGTACACAGGCTCGCCTCCGGAGTGGGGTATAGACGAGATTGGGCCGGAGCATTTAGGGACACCTATACCAAAAGCGGATCCGAACGGGCCGACCTATGAACCGCCTCCTGGGCCACCAAAGGAAGGTGCGACGACGCGGTTCGGGAAACAGGTGCGGCAGTATTGGGATGAGCCGTTAAAGAAAGTTGAGCCGGAAGTCGGGTCCATTTATGACATAAAGGATCCGGAAGGCTTTTTCAAGTGGGGGGCCGGGGCACTGGGGCAGATGGGGGCGCAGGTAGCGATAACCGCACCGTTTATGCTCCAGGGCAGGGCTGTCCAGATGGCCAAGGTTGCGCCGGAGGTGGCGAAGACGACCCTGGGCAAGAAGGCATTGTCGTATCTTGTGGATTGGGCGAAGCTCAAACCCATGGACGTACCCATTGCCATGATGGAAGGGGGAGAGATCCTCGGTGGCCAGATTGAACGCCTTGAGAAAGGGGAAACCAGGGAGCTCAGCCCACTTCGGGGACTGGCCGCAATATTCATCGCGTCGAAGTTCGAGGAACTCGGCACTGAGAAAGCAACGGCCAAGCTGCTCAAATTTGGTCCCGACGTTGCTGAATTTGCGAAGAAGGGGTTGTGGAACCGCATAAGCCAGTCCGCGCTGACACAGATGCTCGGTGAAGGATCGGAGGAATTCTTCCAGGCATATGCAGAACAATACGGTATTGACCCAAGCGACTTGTTGACCAGGAAACAATTTCTGGAGGCGGTCGATGCAGCGGCAGCCGGGGCAGTGGGTGGCTTTGGTATCGGCGGAGCAACTGGGGCAATCGCTCGGAAGACTTATGAAGCTGGAACGAAGGATGTAACAAAGGCCGGCGAACCAGTCACGGGAGAATTGGGCGGGCAACCGGCAACGCAACCGCCAATAATGGGACAGCCAGCAGTACAACCCCCGATGACCCCACCAGGAACGCAGCCGCCAACGATGCCACCATCTCCACAGCCGACACCGCCGTTACCACCTGGCGACCAGCAGGCAACCGCTATTGTCGAACAGGTAAAAAACTCTTTAGAAAACGGACAGATCACGACCGAGCAGGCAGGAGTCATCAGACAGAAGGCAGCGGCAGTTCTGGGTGAACAACACCCGGAAATACAGCGCATGGACCGTGTCATTCTCGACAACGCGCGTATGGCCAACCTTCCATCAGGCATGGCTGACGGGATACGGATGGCACAGGAAGCGCAAAAAGCAGCGGAAGAGGCAGCGATATTGCCAAGCGAACCCATGGACGAACTCGATGAGATGACCGTACCGGATATCGTTGAACCGCAATCGACAGTGTCTTCAGACGATGTTTTGGAGCTTGACACGAAAACCATTGAGGGAAAAGCTCTTACTCCCGGCGGATATATAGCACCGGATGAAAAAGAAATTGAACGGTCAAATAAACTACTCTCTCTCGCGAGCGACACAGGCGAGCAGGGGGCAGAAGCACCTTCCTCTGACACCACGGCAACGACCAATTTAAAAGATGACGAAAAGTTTAGTGGCACTAAACAAGAATCGGCCGATAAATCGACCAGCTCGGCTTTTTCAATAGGAGACAGGGTAACACGGGGAGGGCGAACCGGAACGGTGGCTCAAATATATCAGCCCACCAAAGACCAGCCCACCATAAGACTATACGTAAAGTGGGATGAAGACCCAAATAAGCAGCCGAATGAATTAATTTCGATGGCCAGCGCAGCCCCGGAAAGTGAATTTAAGAAAATAACTGACCAGAAAGCCGTTACTGACAAAGAAAATAAAGGAGAATGGAGCGAAACATCGCTGGCGGTAGCATTGCAGCTCAAGCATCCTATTCCGCCGGATGTCCTTGCCAAATATCCCGATATAGCACGGCAATTCGGCGGGAAAGTGCCGAAAGAATCGCAGACCGCCAAGCAAGAAAATGGGGATATTTCTGCCGCCGTTAAAGCAATCAGACAAAAGCACCCCTATGCCGGCGCTATGTCAACAACGAAAATGCCGGAAGGATTAACTCACACGGAAGCTGACAACGCCCAGGCTGACGAACTTGCAGAAACGATATGGGGATTTACCGAAAAGCAGAGAGACAATTTAGGCAGGGCAAAGTATAAGCTACAAACCGAAGAGATAGAGGCGCCACCATCCAAAAAGGGCTATGTTTCGTCGAACGGCATAACCCTCGGCAAAGCCCCGAACGGCACCTGGACGTATGGGTATAATATCAACATTGCCAACGGCGGCCACGGCCGGCACCCCGGGATCTACGAACGCAAGCAATATGACACCCGCGAGGCTGCCTTGCTTGGAGCCATACAGGACTATCGGAATGCCTTAGAGAAGCGCGTGAAAGACGAATCATCAGCGACCGTGAAAAAAGAAGCCAACATTTTACGTTCCTGGTTATCCAGCCTTGAGGCCGGGGCACAGACAAAAAAAGCACCCGCTAAAATGGGGATCCACGAAGTAACGAAAGAGGAAGAGGCAGCGCAGGCCAAGGCGAAGAAGAAAGAGCTTCCACCCCATACTCTCAGGAAAATTACGACCGGCGACACATATAAAGGCGGGTATATGGCGACCGTTACCGAAGGGCCGCATAAGGATGTGATCGGTGTTGCCATGACGGAACGGGGTGCCCGTGACGATTTGATGCGCAATATCAAGGAGCGTGAAAAGATAGGGTCAGCGGCAGCCGAGGCGAAGGAGAAAACGCCGAAGACAACAAAGAAGCCCAAGGCTATCACCGAAGATACCCCCTTTCCATGCTACACGTTTTTTAAACAATACCGGTACTTTTTACCGCTTTTGCAGAAAATAAGGAAAGGACAGGACCTTGCCGGCGGCAGCGATTCCCGCTGGAACTCATTTACCCAATTGTTCAACGAGGCCATGAACAACGGGGAAATTCCCATGAAACAGCCGCCTTCGGGTTTGGCTGGACAGGAACGGGGCACGGTGGAGTGGACCGAGTCGGAGGTGTTCGACCTTATAACGGACGAAATGGCGCGTTTTCAGAATAAGGGCGGGAAAGCACAGGAACAGGAACAGGAGATTGAAACGGCAGCAATACCGCTGACCGAAGAGCAGCTCCAGGATGACGGTTTTATCCCGGAAAAGGATATTGAGGCGATTGTTGACACAACTGAGATCAATATTATAGGTTTAAAGGAGGAATTATATGAAGAAGGGTTCAGTGACACCGAGATCGGCCAAATTGTTAGCGGCCTTGAAGCAGCAAGTGATAATCAAATCGCTGGCAAAGAGTTTGCTGAAAGACTTGCGGCCCTCAAAGAACAAGTAAAGAAATCCAAAACCGAGCGGCCAGCCCCCACGACAGACGGGGAACTTTTCAACACCAACGACATCTTCACCCTCTCCGGCAACCAGCCCGTGAAGCAGGGGGAATTCAAAACCACAAAAGAACCGAAAGCGGAACTGTTCACACGGCCCAAGCCAGTATTTCAAACCGAGCGGGAAAAAGAAGAAGAGCAGAAGAAGAAGCTGGCGGAAGCCCTCGCGGCAAAGAATAAGCCTCAAAAGATCAACGTTCCACCAACCGAGGACCTTTCAAAGAAATCAATCAACGAGCTGGTCACAGACGCATTCGATATAATCAACCACTTCATCGAAGAAGATGAGGGAAAGGTATCGGATACCCGTATCGACTACGGTAAGACTGAGGGTATCAAGCAGGAGCTGTACCAGAAGCTACGGCCGATCCTTGAAGAGATCGCAAAGCGGGCCACGACTAAGGGCCTCGATGTGAAGGCGTATCTCTTTGGTGCCGTTGACGCGCAGCCGGAAGGGAAGGCGAAACAGTTTTACGAAGCGGCAGCCGCGCAGTATGCCGAGGAACAAAATAAGCCTGTACCGGAAGTGGCAAAAACGGAAGCCCCGAAGGAAATCGAAGAAGGCCCCGCCGAGGAGGGATTTTCGTGGGGGCCGGTGTCCAGCGCTCTTGCAGAAAACATAGGGGATGTTGACGAAGAGTTGGGGGCGAGGCTCAAGAAGTTGGTTGGCCCAAGGTTCTCCGATTACGAGGCGGTGGTTGACGAAACCAAGAAGGCCATAAAAGAAGCGATCGAGGGGGGAGAAACAGAAAAAGCCAACAATATAAAGGATGAACTGCATACAACAACAGGAAATTTGAGGATGCCGACGGCAGAACAGCGGGCAGCATCTAGGGCGATGGAAGGAAAGGAAACGCCCGTGGGTATAAATCCCACGGGCACAACCTCCGAAACCGGGGCAAAGAAGCCGCCTTTTGGCCCGACAGAACTTCTTGGCACCATACCAGACAAGGAAAACAACCTCGAAATATTCGTCGCTGGTAACATCAACGGCAATAGCTTTTCCGTATCCATCAGAGACAATGACTCCATGGAATTCTTGCCGACTGTAATGATATTCCCGTCGGAAAAAAAGGCGTGGGACGTGGCCGCAGAGATCGCCCAGGGGAAGAAAGCCAAAATAGATCCTCCCGACGGCTGGCGCGACCATCTTATCAAGGCCCGTATGTATGCCGGAATGTTGGGCGTGAAATTCGAGGGAAACTGGTACACCTCGAAGATCGTCGAGGCCATCGACAAGAAGCTGATGGCAGATGCAGGGAAGCCAGCGGGAAAGGGCAAAACGTTTGACATGTCTCTTTCCGAGAGGATCCGCGACCTAACAATAGAGAAGGCAAAGCCGTATCTGAACGCTGACAATGGCGAACGAAATATATTGATAGCCCTTGAAAAATGGGCTAATGAAGCACACGGCGACGTGGTTAATGAGATATTGAGCAGTAATGCGCCACTGTCGGAATCGCAAAGGGTATATCTGAACACCTGGGACGCCAAGAGTTTCGCCGAGGCGGTACTCAAGTACATCAAACGCCACGACCTTATGACCAAAAAACAGGAAGCGGAGGCACCAAAGGAGACACCGAAGCCCGAAACGTACAAAGCCGGCGACCGGGTTGTAATCAACGATAAGCATTACGGTTTGTCCATGCGAGGCAGGCACGGCGTCGTCAAGGCGGTAGGAGGCTACACCATGACACCCATTTTCGGGGGACAATCATCGCACACCGTCACCTATGAAGTGGAAACCGACAACGGATTGAGCTTTCCGTCCATGCAGGCAAAGGAACTTGAACGCGAAACAGAACCGTTTACCGGCAAGCTCGTGAAGGATATTTACTTCGATGGCCGGTGGCAGACACCCGAGAACGTCTTTGGCATGATCTCGTACAGCAAGAAACACGCGCAGAACTCACGGGAAGCAGCTACCCGGGCACGAAAAGATTCTAACAGGGCTTCTCATTTACGTGTCGCTGCAAGCTACGACAAGGACGCGCAGAAGTACCAGGACGCTTTTGATGCGTGGGCGAGTCAATACCCGGAAGAGGCGGAGAAAATCAGGCCAAAGCCGAAGGAACAGCCACCGCAGCAACAGGCGGCGCACACACCGGAAACCGGAACCGTTACCGGCACATCAGACGCTTACGACAAGCTGAAAAGCGTCGGGTTGACCCTGGTAAAGACAACGACCAAGAACGGGCATCCCGTGTGGAACCTTGGGGGCAACACCAGGAACTACAAGGACGCGATCAAGAAGGCGAGAGGAATATGGTACGGCCCTAAGAAGGTATGGTCATTTTACGGTACCGAGGATCCGGCGGAGAAGATCACCAAGGCTTTCGATGCTATGTATAGTCACCCGGACATGGTGCCATGGCAATCCAAGAAAGGGGGAACGGAGAAGTCACCCTTAACGACGGGCAGGGGGGCACTGATACCAAAGGCTATCGGGAAGAACAAGTATGGCCAGGAGATATTCGAGGACGAGAAGGGCGTCCGCTCCATCATGGAGGGACCCATCCGGATAACCGAACCAGTTGGCCTTACTCCTACCAGAAACGGAATAACGTTTGATGTAGAGCGTAAAGATCCTCGATTTCTAACAACAGACGAGAGCACACAAACAACAGCCGCACCAAATGCAACCGGGCAAGGAACCCAACCCAAGCAACCGCAGGCACCATCACCAACCGAAGAACGCATGGACGCCGACAAGATAAAGGCCGCCCGCGCCATCATGGCAAAGGTCGATGCCGCGCTCGCCAACCAGGAAACGTTCACCCGTGAGCAGCTCATGAAGTGGGGGGAAGAGGCGTACGGCGGCACCATTGCCAGCGGAGCGTTCACCTGGAAGGACCTCTTCGATGCCATGGAGCTGGGTATAAACCGCTACCTCGGACAGGGCCAGCGCTTATACGATCCCACGAGAGGCATGGTCATCGACGCCCGTGACACGATTGACAGCATACGGGAACACGTCCTTGACAAGATCCCCTCGCAGCATGGCTTCAGAACAAAGGAGATGGACGAGTACCAGCAGTTCTCGACACCCCCGGATTTGGCTTTCCTCATGGCATGGGTGGCGAACATCAAGCCGGGGGAGACGGTCCTGGAGCCATCGGCAGGTGTGGGCGGCCTCGCGGTGTTTGCCCGGAACGCAGGGGCGAAGGTGTACGTTAATGAACTTTCGCAGCGGAGGGCAAGCATGTTGCGGCAGATGGGTTTCGGGCAGGTGTTCACCGAGAACGGCGAGCAGCTCAATAACATCCTTCCAGATCACATAAAGCCCACCGTAATCATCATGAACCCGCCCTTTTCTGCAACGGCAGGCCGGATGCAGGGGCGCAGAAGCCCCGAGAACCTCATCAGGCATATTGGCCAGGCGTTGTCGAGGCTTAAGCCAGGTGGGCGTCTTGTGGTGCTCACCGGCAAGGGGTTGTTCGGCGAATCGAAAACTTTCAACGAGTGGCTGGACAACATCGATGTCACCAATGACGTAATCGCCGATATCACCATCTCCGGCGAGGGCTACAAAAAATACGGCACCACCTATGACAACCGCTTGATCGTGATTGACAAATCGAAAATGAATGCTACAGTAATACAAGAGGAAGTCAGCGACATCAAACATGCCGTTGCCCTCCTGAAAGGAGTACGCGATGCGAGAAACAGTGTCACAGAACAACCATCCGCTCAACCAGGCAGCGAAGAAGTTTCTCAAGGATCCCGACCCGTCGATGCTGTATTGCCTCCAGCTGGTGGAGGAACAGTGGAACGCGGGCAGGGTCCCGCTCAACAGCGTCCGGGGCCAGGAGGTATACCCCTTCTTCGAGGAGCTGGCGGGGCTGGAACCGAAACGGGCCTGGAGACTGCTCCAGAGGGACGGGGACCTGGCGGACCAGAGAGAGCTGCCGACGATATCAGCGGAAGACCTGGCGTGGGCGGTAGTAGACCAGCTGACGAGCATGCTGGAAGCGGCAAATTACTAACCCCCGAGCCAGCCCTTACCGTTCAACAAACCGAAGAATATTCAGACGAAGACCTCGAATCGGGCAACATCTTCGAGGAATACACGCCCTCCATAAAAATTGATGGGGCGCAGCCGCACCCGGCGGAACTTGTTGAAAGTGCGGCGATGGCCACCGTAAAAGCTCCAAAAACTCGGTATGTGCCAAATATCGACAAGAAACTCGCTGAAACCGGTGCATTAAGCGACGTCCAGCTCGAAGCTATCACCATGGCCGGACAGGCCCACGGGGAAACCCTCGACTCCGGCGTCTATCTTGACGCACAAGGCAACGTTGCAAGCAGCGGGAGCCAGGAAGGCAAAACGTTCCACACATTCCGCAAGGGATTCTTCATCGGTGATGGCACCGGAGTGGGCAAGGGCCGGGAGATCGCCGGCATCATCCTCGATAACTGGAATCGGGGCCGGCGCAGGGCTCTCTGGATAAGCCAGAATACGGACCTTATCCACGACGCAAAGCGCGATCTTATAGCACTCGGCATGGACCCGAACCTGGTAATAGATTATGCCACCGTGAAATTCGGCCAGCCCATCAAGCAGAAAGAGGGTATCCTTTTCATAAGCTACGACACGTTAAAGTACAAAAAAGGCGCGGCGCGCCGGATTGACCCCGTCGTCGAGTGGACTGGTGAGGATTTCGACGGTGTCATAGCATTTGACGAATCCCACAACATGGGAAACGCTCTGTCTACCAGGGGGAAGCGGGGGACGAAAAAGCCGTCCATGAAGGCGGTCGTTGGCGTTGAGCTGCAGTCGCGTCTATACAATTCGCGGGTTGTCTATGCGTCAGCAACGGGTGCAACGGAAGTTGCGAACCTTTCCTACTGCGATCACCTCGGGTTGTGGGGGAAGGGAACGCCTTTTTCCAACAAGCGGAATTTCATCGAGCAGATTTCCGGTGCTGGTATCGCCGGCATGGAAATGATCGCCCAGGGGCTCAAGGCCATGGGATCCTATAGTGCCCGGAACCTTTCCTTTGACGGGGTGAAGTACGAAACTATCGAGCACGAGTTGACCGAGAACCAGAAGGCCATTTACGATGAGATGGCCCGGTCATGGCAGATCGTGTTGCAGAACATCCACGCCGCACTCCAGGCGACAGGCGTAACCGCGACCAACCACACCGGGCAGGTCATCACGAGGAACGGCAACGCCAGAAAGAATGTCATGGGCGCATTCTGGGGCGCGCATCAGCGGTTTTTCAACCAGATCATCACGTCCATGCAGACCCCGACAGTCATCAAGGCTATAGAGAAGAACCTCGCCGACGGCGACGCAGCCGTGGTGCAGCTCGTGAACACAAACGAGGCACAAACCGACCGGGCGATGGCCAGACGGGAGGAGGGGGAACGTCTGGAAGACCTCGATCTCACCCCGCGTGAGGGGCTGATGAACTACCTGGAACACAGCTTCCCTGTCCAGCAATATGAAGAGTACACCGACGACAACGGAAATATTCGTTCGCGCCCTGTCCTCGACTCGAAGGGGAACCCCGTCATCAACCGGGAAGCCGTGGCCATGCGCGACGCGCTGCTGCGGAGGCTCGGCATGCTGAAGGTGCCGGATGCACCCCTTGACATGATTATCCGCCATTTTGGCATCGAGAAGGCAGCGGAGGCAACGGGCCGGTCGAAAAGGCTTGTAGACAAAACAAACGACCAGGGCGAGAAAGAGCGGGTCGTGGAACGGTGGAGCAAGGCGAAAGGGCTCAACGACATCCATGCTTTCATGAATGACAAGAAACAGCTTCTCGTTTTTTCCGACGCGGCTGGAACCGGCAGGAGCTTCCACGCGGACAAGACAGAGAAGAACCAGCGGCTGCGGCACCATTATTTACTGCAACCTGGCTGGAGGGCCGACCGGGCTATCCAGGGGTTGGGCCGGACCCACCGGAGCAACCAGAAACAGCCTCCTTACGTTCACCTGGTCACAACAAACCTGAAGGGGCAGAAACGGTTCATCTCCTCTATTGCGCGACGTCTCGAACAATTGGGATCGCTCACTAAGGGGCAGCGCGACACGGCGACGCAGGGCATCTTCAAGCTGAAGGACAACCTTGAAAATTCGCACGCGCGGCAGGCGTTCATCCGGCTCATCCACACGATTTACCGCGGCGGAATTGAGAACATGTCTATGGCGGAATTTGAACAAGAAACGGGCATGAGGCTGACCGACGACCAGGGTCAGCTCAGGGACGACATCCCCGAGATAACCCAATTTTTGAACAGGCTGCTTTCGCTGACCGTGGACCGGCAAGAGGAAGTTTTTAATGCCTTCGACGCCCACCTTGACAAGATCATCGAAAAGGCTGCTGCAGACGGTACCCTCGACGCGGGCATGGAAACCATTTTAGCAAAGGGGGCGAAACGGACCCGGGAAGAAATTGTGTACACCGGTCCCCAGGGAGAGCAGACAAAGTACAACGAGATCGAACTCTCCGAGGACGCTGTAACCGTTGATTTTCGGACAAGTAAAATGTGGGCAGCCTCCGGATATGTGGTGAACAAAAAGAGTGGTGTTGTATGGGCGGCAAACAGGGAGCGGATCACCACCGATACCGGCACCGGCGAAGTGACGGCTGTCGTAACCCTCACGAGTCCCCGGGGCACTGTACATGTTGTGGAAGCGCAAGACCTTAAGGACGGGGAAAAATACGAACGGATTGATGACATGGCGAAGGCCGAAGCGATATGGGGTGAACAGCACGACAAGGTGCCGAAGACGAAAACGAGAAAGATCCACCTTATTACCGGTGCCCTCTTGCCCATATGGGACCGGCTCCCCCAGGAACACGTCAGGGTGATGCGGCTCAAGCTCAACACGGGCGAAAAGCTGCTGGGCCGGCTGATTCCTGACAGGAGCCTCAACGGTGTGCTGAAAAAGCTCAATGTTGACAAGTCAACTGCAGCGTACACGCCGGAACAGGCATACAACGCCATCCTGGACAATGGGGAAACGATACAGCTTGCGAACGATTGGACGCTGAAGCGCGTGAGAACCCAGGGTATGGACCGGATCGAAGTCACCGGCGAAACCCTGTGGCGGTTCGAGACGCAGCTTGAACACAGCGGTGCACTCATCGAGCGCATCAGCTATAAGACACGGGTATTTATCCCCACCGGCGACGACGGGATCGCGGTAATGAAAGAAATCCTGGCCATCAGCCCCATCTTCGATGTGGAAGGCGGGGGCGGCCAGTTGACAACCAGTATCGCAGAGAATAAACTTGGGTATGGCGACAAAGCACAAGAACAGGGTGCGCTATTCAATACCGACACCGCCGAATCCGGACGAACTTCTCGTCGAAGACCCAGCGCCGTATCGCGTAAACAAGAAGTTTTCACTGAAAGAATCGGCAGCTATCGCGCTGGAACAAGCAAGATTAGAAGCATTGACGATGTTAGTGAGATAGCCCGCAACCTTCTCGACGATCCCCAGGAAACATTCGCAGCAATCCTCACCAAAGACGACGGTACTGTCCACAGCGTCCACCGCATAAGCAGGGGCGGTATATCCTCGTCGATCGTGCAGCCTGTCGTGGCCGTCGGGCAAGCCCTCAACACCGAGGGAGTGACGGGGCTATGGTTTATCCACAACCACCCGTCTGGCGTAGCGGAGTTGTCCGAAGAGGACAAAAATGTAGGGGATAGGTTGTTTCGACTCGCCCAGGGGTCGGGAGCGACGGTCCACGGGATCATGGCCGTCACACCGACGGAATATGTGGCAATGAACTACTACGAGGGCGGGGTAAGGGATACGACCGGCAAAATGCTAAAAAAACGCCCGCAGACGGAAACGATCCCCGTTGTTGAGCGGCGTTACAGCAAACAGAAGACCGGAAGACTGGCCGCGTCATCCCCTGCCGAGGCGGTAAAAATATTCAACCTCGCCGGGATCAAAGAAGATAACCCGAATATTACCGTAGGTTTTTTCGACGTTCGCAATAAATTAATCAGTACCATTGCGATAGAGAGGCTGACGCCGATACGGGGAGAGATCCAGCGCATGCTGCTTAAGGAAGCTGAGCGGAGGAACGCCTCAAACATGATCGTATATGCCCCGCAGCGAGCGCTTCTCGAAGAGGAAGCTCGGAATATTTCCAATTTTGGGAAGGCAGCCAACCTCCAGGTTTTGGACGTCATCGATGCTGGCGGTAGCATGATGAAGCGGGGCATGGTAACCCCCGACGCAGACCCGACGTTCCTCAAGCTGACCACCGCGGATGACATGAAGAACCTCTCCTTTGACATCCGACCGCCGAAGACGCCACGGTTCTCAGTGGACCAGGTGAGACAGTTCCTTGCACTGCCCTTGAATCAGTGGAAGAACATCGGGAAGGTACAGGTCATCAAGTCTGGTCGTGAGCTGCCGGTTCGGTTCATGCGGTATGTGCAGGAGGGGGACACCATCTTCGGGGCCTACGATCAGGAAACGGACACCACCTATATCATCGCTGACTCCATCCCGAACGCACGGTCTGCAATCGTTACCCTCATCCATGAGACAATCGGGCATCGGGGGATCACCGCAATTCTTCGGAATGCCGATGTGGATCTCATCTGGCAGCAGATCGCGAAAGCATACCAGGGGACGCCGCTCATGGATCGCATCGTCACAGGGTACGGCCAGAAAATGGGGACCTTGAGGCTTCCCCTCGACTTAAACGACAGGGATGACCGCAGGGTTGCCGTCAATGAATTCATCGCCCACATGGCGGAGGCACGGGAAGCCACGCCGGTATGGACCAGGGTCTTTGGGATCATTCGGGCAGCGCTGAGAAGGATAGCTCCGAACCTTGCGTGGACTGATGCCGACATCCTCCATCTGATTGACCGGGCGCGAAGCTATTCCGGGGTCATGCCGAAGGCTACCACCGGGACGTACTTCAAGAAGGCGATGGAAAGTCATTCGACGGGCAGCACGGTCCTAGATGACATCTTGCGCCAGATCGAGGCGATTGCCCCACCGGAGCCCAAGGCGTCGCCTTTGGAGATCAAGGGATGGCTGCGTGATCACGCGAAGGCGGCAGCGGCAACCATCATGGCACACATGCCGGAGAACCTTCCGCACGCCCATTTCCTTGAACGGGTGCTGAAGAACCCCTTATGGTATGAACATCCGGTGTTGAAGCAGCTCTTCAACGTCATGGCCCACCACCGCCAGGAAACGTATCACGAGTTATTTTACGATTTCAACGACACCGGGAAAGCTACGACCGTATCCGAGGAAGTGGCCAGGCTTCGAAAGACTGACAGGAAGGGTTACGAGGACCTTTCGCGTATCCTGATCGTGGCTGACACTGAGTGGGTCCGTGAGAAGGAGTGGACCTTTGAAGACCGCATCAAAAACATGAAGGTTTCCGAGGATGTCAAAAGGGTTGCTCTACTCATCAGGGCAGCTTTCGACAAGATGCTCGACGCACGGCAGGCACCCATGAAGGAACTGCTCAAGAAGCTCGAAGAGCAGGGATACGAAGAGGACCCATTTGCACTTGAAGAGGAAGGGACCAAGAATTTCCACATTTTTACCGTGAGGCCCACGAAGGAATTCGACAGTTTCTGGACCGCTTCGGGGAAGGAGAGGCAGGAGCGGGCAGGGCTGCCCTACCACCAAGGGATCAATTATATCATGGGGCACAGCCGGGCCGGGGGTGTGGAGGTCCAGGCCATCCATTTCTCGAAGGAAGCGTTCACCGAACAGACAGCGGAAGACTGGTGGAACGACCACAAGCAGTCCTTCCGGAAGGCCCACAAGGATTACAAGGCCGAGCTGAGGCAGACCATTATGGGGGCCTTGCAGGTCATGGACCAGTGGCGGGGTTACTACTTCCCGCGGTTGAGAAAGACCGGATCCATAGTCATAACCGCGTACAAGGAAGACGAATTTGGGGACCGTCACTACATCCGCGAACAGGGGAGCAAATACTGGAGTGAGCTGCGGTCAAAGGAGCTTGAGCGGGAAGGGTACCATGAGGTAAAGGTGAGAGATTCCCAGAGGCTGCCGGAATCGGTCTACCTGAACATCAGGACGATCGACGTGCAGAAGTCTATTGACTATGCCGTGACCGGCATGAAGAGCACGATAAGCGCCGATCTGCTCGCGAAGTTCAACGAAGACCTGATTGAGCAGGCCGCCACCATGATCCGCGAGCGGGGCATCGAATCCACCAAGATACACCGTGTTCCCAAGGGGAGGGTGGTCAAGGGGTACATCGAAGACCCCATCGAGGCATACCTGCGCTACACGTCGGGCGTTGCCGGGGGCATGGCAAAAGGCGAGGTCTCTCAGAAAGCGACCGAGCTTCTCCAGCAGATCGACCCTACAAATGAACCGAAGGCATACGACACCGCGAAGCGGTACATCGAGGAGAACCTGAGAAACAGCGATATCGCCGACAGGGTTATGGCGTATGCAAAAGCAGTTGCGACCTTGAAATTCTTAGGGTTCAACCCGCGCTCAGCAGTCGTCAACCTGACGGCCATCGTGACATCCGCCCCTGCCGCCATCCACCAGTATGCCGGTGGCGGGAAGGTGAGTATGGTGACCGTGCACAAAGAGATCGCGAGTGCGGGCCGTTCCTATGCGAAACACATGGCGGGAAGGACCCTGGTGGCAGAGGATCAGGTTGTAGCCGAGCGTATCACACGGGAAGGGTACGACGCCCCGCAACTCACCAGGGATGCGTTGGGTGCCATGCAGGGAGGTCTTGAACGCTCGTGGGACCGGATGATGAAAGTGGCCATGTTCATGTTCAGCAAAACCGAGCAGTGGAACAGGGGCACGACGATCCTCGCGGCATACAAGGTGGCAAAACAGCGCTTTGAACGGGAAGGGCTGACCGGTGAGGAACTCGTGGAGGCATCTTACAGTGCGGCGATCGAGGCCACCGATAAGGCGCATGCAGCATATGGCAAGGCAAACATGCCGGAATGGGCTCAGGGAACATCGGCAAGTGCACGGGTAGGGCAGGCCATGTATGTCTATGGCAACTTTGGCCACAACTATGTCGAGCTCTTATATGATCTCGGCGCAAAGAAACACAACATTGTTGGTTTTACCTGGGCGCTGGCTGCACCGCTGATTATCGCCGGTGGAGCTGCGTGGCCGTTCAAAGATGAGTTACTGTGGCTTATCAACGGCATGCTCCGAATGCTGGGCATCACCACAGGGGTGGACAAGTTCGTGTGGGACAAGACGAGGAAATACCTTGGTGAGCACGCTGAAGTTTTAGGGCGTAGAGGAACGTTTGGCTTGGCCGGTGTCGATATTTCAGGATCGCTGGGGATTGGACTTGGTATCCCGACAGGGCTATTGGGCCTGACGGGTGCAATAGGTGGTGTTGCCGAGGATATCGCGAAAGCCAGTCATTTCGTGAGCACTGGACAGACTGGAAGGGCGCTGGAGAAAACACTGCCCACAGCTGCGGCAAACATCCTACGGGGGATACGGGAAGCCAAAACAGGTGTCGTAACAGAAAAGACCCGTGTCCTGTGGGACAAGGGAATAAAGCCGTACAAACCGACAGTAGGAGAAACAGCAGCAAGGGTCATAGGTTTTCAGAGTTCCCGGCAATCGTTAACACGGGAAAGAAGCAACGAGATGTATCAGGAAGAACAGGGTTTTGTAAAAAGGAAAGACGCTCTCTATGAAGAGCTGCGGACCTGGGCAGTTAACCCGAACAGGACAAATACTGGGTTGACGAAGATATACAAAAAGCAGGGTGAATACAACAAGGCCCTTATCAATGCAGGTCTGGCAGGCAGGGTGCCACTCATCCGGTCATCGGAGATGAGCAGACAGATAAAGGGAGTCATGGTACCGACGAAACGGGAGTTGCTTAGGGTTGGGGAATGATGGAATAGGAGTAGACAGCTTCAACCAATCAACGAATTAATCATCACGTTTAACATTGCCTGAACGTCCCGTCCGTCCCCTGCCTTCGTCGATTAGGGTGCCGTTGATGAATTTGTGAATGATGCTTGACACATAGGTCTGGTATGGTAAGCCTTCCTTGATGGCCTTTCTCTGTAGTTCCAGGAGGTCTCTTTCGGAAATCCGTATGTTCAGCCTCTTGTCTTTTCGCAATGTGTTCCGGGCATACGCCGCCAATTCTTTCTTTCTTTTTGAAAGATCACTGACAGGAACCCATTCCCCTTTCTCGAAGCTGTCAAGTATCTTTTTCTCTTCTTTTGTTAGCTTAGTCTTCATGTTTGTCTCCAATATATTGTTGTGTTGCTTTCCTGCTCGGAATAATTGTTTTTAGAAATAGTTCTTCCTCATTCTCAACATAGGGTACGAGATATGCATAATTGGCAACGTTAATGACCATGATTCTTTGTCCTGGGTACGCCTTCTGATTGGGATGTAGATAATCATCCAAAATATCACCCCTCTCAATGTAAAAAATCACATCCTCGAAACAGATACCTCGTGACTCTTTCAGTGCCTGACTTTTTTCTGTACTCCAGTTTATACTTTTCATGTATTAAATTTACTACATTGTGTGCACTTTGGCAACATGGGTTTTCTTTTTTTTGTGCAGTAGTTGCCATATCAGTCTTTTTTTACGATGTGCAGAATCCAACTGCTATACGCACCCATGCTCCACCTTCAACTAAATAGCTTTGTTGAAATGATATTCTAAGAATTACAGGTTGAAATGCAGCATGACCTTTAAGTCCAAGCTGTCGTCTCTAGGATGGTCGGCCTGTTTAAATTGATATGTGCCTGACGTCAATCAAAGCCACCATTTTCGTTTGAAATACAAATATGGAGCAATGCCTGAGGCTATCATCAGCACAATTGCCCAAGGATAGCCAAGCAACCAATTCAGTTCAGGCATATGCTGAAAATTCAT